CTTTTTTTGTGCCTTACGCCATTTTTTCCTTTACACGGCACTTTTTTTGTGCCTTACGCCATTTTTTCCTTTACACGGCACTTTTTTTGTGCCTTACGCCATTTTTTTTCTTTACACGGCACTTTTTTTGTGCCTTACGCCATTTTTTTTCTTTACACGGCACTTTTTTTGTGCCTTACGCCACCTAACATTATATAGCCACACGTGCGTAAAAAGAGCCATTTTTTTATTTTTTTTTCTTTACACCACGGCCCGATCTGATATTATGCACTCAGTTCAACGGAATACAAAGTTCTGCTGAACAATTTGAGTTTTTTGGACGGGCACGCGGCGCTGAAACCGCTGCGTGACGAGCCGGTCAGGACGACAGCCTTCGGGCGGGGTCTGCATGGTGGTACAGGCGCAAGCTAAAGCCATGTGGGTGCGTAAGTCTTGACCGCACGTTTCAGCCCCGCCCTTTTTTAAAACATGAAACGAGGAGTCAAGACCATGAAAGAGAAAAAGATCTATCTGCATGACGCAGAATGCCTCCAGTCTGCCATCAACCAGGCAGAGGGACGAGCAACCCAACGATGCTTGAGTGCGGACGATTGTGCCGAAAGACTCGATAAGTGCAACCTGTGCGGGATGCCTAAATGTCGGCTCAAGGGTTGTACCGCAACCATACACGGTTCCAATGACAGGATGCCGCAATCCTATAAGTATCCAGCGCAATGCACGCAAGTAACATTCCGCCATGATGGAAAAGACTGGGTTTTTGTTTCGGCAAAGCGTGACTACATCCATGTACATGCGTCATCTAGGCATGGAGTAGAATACACCCTTACTGACGACGCCAAAGATTGGCTTGTCAACTATTTTTCGTGGTACTAATTCACTGTCTACACAGCCCTGCACAATGCTGACGACATACACGTCGGCATGATGGAGTGCTGTGCCGTGGTGGCATAGCCATACAACAACCCCTTTTGAGACAAGGGGTTAAAAAAAAGGAGTCAAGACCATGTTACAATCCGAAGCAATCAAATGTATTGCTGAAACCATCGCCAGACTCGCAGAAGACCTTAACAAAAAAGGTCAGTATAATGAGCAACTTCAGGCCATGGATCAGATCATCAACGCTGAGCTCGAACTAGAGCCAAAGAAAGAGAAGCGTTCTGGAGGTAATGGCACGTACCACTACGAAGGAATTGAAGCTGCAATGCTCGAACCAAGCAAAAGACCGGCAGCCATTGAACTCAAGGTGCTGAAGGGTGAAGATGTTGTCCTCTCCTTCCATGTTGACCGCACATTTAAGTGGCTCATGAGACAGAACAAAGATCTCAACTGGTATGCATGCGGTCGCATTTCTCTTAACACCAAGACTAAATGGAACCTCGCAACGAGCCTGAAGAAACTGGCAGACAAAGAGGTTGAGCAGCCTGGTGCCTTCGCAGAGAAATTCCTACCACCTGTGATTGAATAGTGGTCATTAAGCCGGGGTTTAGTCCCCGGAAATGAACTTTATAATATATTATTATTATTAATATATTATATTATATATTATATATAATATATATATTATATAAAGTTTGGTAACTTTATTGTTATAGACCACAAAAAAGCACAAAAGTCAATCATAGACTGGATTTGAGGTAATATGATTACATACCGATGTAATCGTATTAGGTCGCGATGTAATCGTATTAGGTCGTGATGTAATACCCCTTGACCTAATTATATTACATACCGATGTAATCGTATTATGTCGCGATGTAATTGTATTACATACTGATGTAATCAGAATTTTAATTCTATGCCTAGTAGGAGGTAGACATGGATGCTCTTGCCGCAATGAATATGGAACTGTATCTGTTTGTATCTAGTTTAAAGAAATATCTCGCTGGGGTAAGACCTCGTTCAGACAGAGACAGATTCATTCAACACTTTTTCTTTGACCAGTACATAAAGTACGACATCAAGAGAGATTATAGAATGTGCGCAATAATTAAAGAACTGTCAGATAAATTCACGACAGGAGGTATGGTTGTTTTGAAGCGCGAAATAAAGCAACTCGACTGTCTCATTGAATCGATACCTGTTTAATTGACACTTAGTCATAGGTGCTATATATGGACGACATAAATTTTTACATCTGCATCACAGTCGGCAGTCTGAAGTCTAACCTCACTGAGCTTGCACGCCTTGTCAAGTCACAAAAGGCTCAAATCGCTGTCGATTGCATGAAATCACTACTACAGTCAATTACTGACCAAGACTTTCAGGAGGAAACTTATGAACAAGATATGGCAAGACGGTGAATTTACGCCTGTCGCACAAGTAACAATGTATATAGCAAGCCTTCTTCTTGGTTTATCTGGCTTTGCTTATATGTGGATTATTAATCAATAATCATTCGCGAACATGGAGGTAGAACAATGGCATATAAGACCTATTTTGTTTATGATAAGAAAACTGGATATATTCTGTCTGGATATCATATTCTTGGTGAAGATGCAGACAATCCTTTTACGAAACCTTTTGAGTGTCCAGAATTTCATTCAAAAGATGATAAGTGCCCGCTTGATTACATCTTTCATTCATCAATAAGGGAAGGTCTTAAGGATCTTAAATATGAAGATCTTGTTGTGTGTGAGAATAATGGACATAACGTACCGCGTTGTCATTTCGTTAAAAACGAAAATTATTTTAAAGCACGTTGTGAATGTAATGGCTGGTGGAAACTAAACAAAGATATTCACGGGAACTGGATTACATCAAACATTTTGTTAAAAAAGTAACAATCAATAAACATGGAGGAAGAATAATGAAAGTAACAATCAAGACAGAGGATTTGTTAAACCCTTTAAAGGCGCATTTGGTTCTAACAAAAGATAAGTGCACATTCAAAATACTTAATTGTTGTCGTCTGTTCGCTGACAAAGAAGATTCCTGGTTTGGCAAAGTTCTAAACATACAGTCTGTGTCATCGATTAATGATCCTGTGTTATGTAAAACAAAATCTATTTGTGATGTTGAAGAAGAAGGAGTCGCACTTGTCAATTGTGAAGAACTTTACAAATTTGTGTATTCACAACGTAAATCTAAAACCATAACTATTTGCACCTCTGACAAGCGTGACGCATGGGATTATTTGGACGTCATTGCAGAAAATTCAAAGGTTACACTGAAACAATATGATTTGTCGGAATTTTCAGATTTAGATGTGTGTCATAAAATCAGTGAACTTGATAATGGGATAACTGTGAAAGCATGTGATTTTATCCAAGCGATAGACAGTGCTAAACTGTGTCTATCAAAGGATATGACAGACGGGGAGTTTTGTAAATATTTCATAGACATTAAAGATGAGAATTTACTTTTGGTTACATGCAATAGATATCAAATGTCATACAATAAAATTCAGCTTGTCAAAACACATTCTCCAATTGAGTTCAAAAAAGATTCGTTTGGGAGAAAAAAACTAATATGTATTGATCCAAAGTCACTTGAATGTGTCTGTAAAGTTTTTGACGATTCAAACCTTGTGTTAGATGTTTTTATGAAAGATGAATATTTATGCCTAAGCAATTCAGGCACATCTATTCTTGTAAAAGACTCTGGCGGATCATTTGACTTTGAATCTGTTATGCCGAAGGATTTGTCTAAGTGGTCAAAATTTTACGTCAAGAATTGCGATTTAAAACGTTCAATTAAAGCCATATCAGCCGCGACTGATAAGAAAAGAACGATTGGATTGTCATTTAAAGAAGATTGTTTAAAAATATTTACGACTGAGAAGTTCGCAAAGTATTGTTGTTCAGAAGATGTTGGTTATGAGTGTATGAGCAATAATGGCGTGGGCATTATTGGTTTTGATTACAAACTTCTTTTGAATGCCATAGAAAAAATGGATCGCTACATCTATATTTACGCATTAGATGAAGTCAGCCCAATATTAATTAAGAATAATAACGATGATGGTTGTATTCAGGTTGTAATGCCTAAACTGCTATAGTCGCCACAACATTTTACAATGCAAAGGAGATTACAAAATGCTTCAAACGGTTAAGACTGTCATTAAGTGGAAAGATTCAGACGGCTGCATTCTAGGTGCAATTCGTGAACAAGAAATTGACCTGCCGAAATGGGGGAAACGTCATTTTCTTAGACAAGAAATCAACCGGGCGATTGTAAATCTTTGTTGGGAATGCAATCAGACAGGAAATCCAAAAGGGTTTAGAGATTATGCGATTAAATCATTTAGTCCATCGCAAATCATTCTTATTAAATCACGGACTAAAGGTAGCTTTGTTACTTTTAAGGATGAATCCTTAAAACGTTTTATGGAAGCAAACAAGCTATTGTGAGGTGTAACATGGGATTAGACATTTCATTCTATTCGATCAAAAGGGATGAGGTTGGGTATTTCAGAAAAGTAAACTTTATTCTGACATATTTTGATGTTGATGACGACGAAAACTGCGTTGACATTGAAATTGACAGAGAAAAGTTTGCTGAATTTGTTGCTGATCTTAAATGTGAACTTTTGCAATTTGACTCAAGGAAATCACAATATCCTGATAGCGTTGAAATGCCGCCGATCAATCCAAAGTTTTATTCATGTGAAGTGCCTTTTGGCGGCAGTACACTTTACGATCAATTCTATTGGGGGGATCTTCAGCGTGCTTATGATTGGGCAGTTAAAGTTCTAAGAGACTTTGATTGGGATGGCCATAAGCTCGTACTAAACTGTAATTGGTAAACATGGAGGTAGAACAATGATTATCACGCATTCATCGTTATCATGTTTTCAGCAGTGTCGTCAGAAATTCAAATTCCGTTATATTGACGAGATTTGTCCAGTGACAAAATCGAACGCCCTTGAATTTGGCTCTCAGATGCACCTTATTCTTCAGCACCTATTTGAGTGTATTGAAGCGCAGCAAACAAATGGTGATACAGAATATGAACCAAAGGAATCGGTTATTGATCGTTTGTGCCAGATGGTCGAAATAGCTGATATTGAAGCAACAGACAGGGCTAAACTAAAAGGTCTTATTATTGGCTATGTGAATAAATGGTATGAGTCGGATTGTCAGGAATATGAGATTGTTGATGTAGAGCGTGAATTTAGTTGTGATATAGACAAATTTTATCATTACAGATTTGTTGGTAAGGCTGATGGGATTGTTAAACGCAAATCAGATGGTAAGTATTTCATTCTCGAACACAAGACGGCTGCAATTGTGGATGATGATTACATCGCACAGAAGCAAATCGATAGCCAGACAATGACCTATGCATTCTTTTTGTCAAAGTCTATGGGAATAGAGATTTCAGGTGCAATCCACGATATTCTTACCAAACAAAAGATTCGCCTAAAAAAGGGTGAGACCGAAGAACAGTTTTGTCAACGTCTTATTGATGATGTAACAGATGACAACTTCACACGAATAATTGTTGAATTTGACAAACAGGAATTGGATGATTTTGTAACAGAACTAGAAGGTGCAACAAAAGATCTGTGTTATTGTGATTCGTATTACAAATGCACTGGCCAATGCATTGGAAGATATGGTGCTTGTGAATATCTGCCGTTATGCAGAAACAAGTGTGATTTGTGTGGATTAGAAGAACTTTATGACGTTCGCAAGCCACATGAAGAGATAAGCAACGAAACTTTAGAAGGAGAATGAGCATGAGGAAAGACATTCTATCACTGACAATCAAAGAGGCAATTCGTCTGGCGGAAATGTATGAGGACGATATTTATTGGGATATCTGGGAAATTGATTTGTGGTCAATTCCTGACGATCAATACATGGAGGTGTAATCATGGATCTCGTTGAACACAATAAACAACTATTAAAGATTATTCGTGCACAGGTTATGTCGGCTAGTCATATATACCAAGACAACTTTTGTGACTACTCATCTGACAAATATACACCTGATTCTTGGAGTGAATTTACACAGGAATGTTTCACAGACGTTTATCTATCTCTATGTAGAGAAATTGAAAAATTGGAAGGCGTAAGTGAGGAAGAGCTCCAAAAGAGTTATTCATTCTTTGACAGTAAGATACAAAAACAGGAAGAAAACCTGCCATTTTAAAAAGGAGAATAATTAATGACAGTAAAAGACATTCAAAAACTTTGTCATGCGTATAAGAATGACTCTTTTGTCAGAGAGCAAATTAATAATATCGAAGACAATGAGAAAATAAATGTCATTAATTGTCATGATGACAAATCGTTTACCATTGTTACCGATAAGACTTTGCACCTAATAAACACAACACAGAGGCAAATAAAGCTCAATCACGAGCTGTCAAAGAAAAGGAGAATGAGCTATGGCATTTAAGAAGGCAACCAGGCAAAACGCAACAATAAAGCTGGCAATCACGGGAACAAGTGGATCCGGAAAGACTTATTCCGCATTGCTAATTGCTAAAGGGTTGGGTGGCAAGACTGCATTACTTGATACAGAATATGGCAGTGCGTCACTATATGCAGATAAGTTTGATTTTGATACGTGGGATGAATTAGACCCCTCAGGTTTTCCACCTGAATATTTTATCCGTGTGATTAAGGCAGCCGAAGAAGCTGGGTATCAGAATCTTATTATCGATTCACTAACACACGAATGGAGTGGGCGTGGTGGTTGCCTAGAATTGGTAGACGCTTTAAGTAGGAGCCGTTACAAGGGTAATTCGTACGTGGCATGGGGCGAAATAACTCCAAGACACAATAAATTGATTGAGGCGATTGTTGGTGCGAAAATAAACATCATTGCCACAATGCGCGCAAAGTCTGAATACGTACTTAATAAAGATGAACGTACAGGCAAATCGACACCTCAAAAGGTTGGTCTTGGTAGTGTTCAGCGTGATGGAACCGACTACGAATTTACCATCATGTTTGAGCTTGATCGTGATTCTCACCTTGCAAGTGTCGGCAAAGATAGAACTGGTTTGTTTACGGATCCGCGCGTTATCACAGAAGACACAGGTAGAACTATTGCGCAATGGATGAAAGGCGTAATAAATGGCAAGACACCGACAACAAAGTATGACGGCGCACCGAATATCGCATTACTTGAAACTTTGTCACACCATTCAGACGAAGCAAAGCAGGCTTATGATAACGCACTGTATCCAAATCAATCTGAACAACCTGAACCAACAAAACAAAAGTCAAAGATGACTCCAGAAGATTACATTAAATCTGACATAGACAAAAGGATAAAGTCGGGGGAAAGTAAGGAATCAATTCTTGGTGATTATTCTGCGATACTCCAGATGGACATTCCAGACGTAAAAGATCTTAACCAAGACGACAAAAAGACATTGGCACGAGCTTTATTCGTGCGTAACAGCAAAGGAAACGTGAAATGTTAAACAAAGTGCTTTTAATTGGTAGAACTGCAAACAAACCTTCAATCAAGGAAGGTAAATCTGGAAACAAGTATTGCCATTTCTCATTAGCAACCAATATTGGATATGGTGACAAAAAACAAACTGATTGGCATGATATCACTTCATTTGGGAAAACTGCCGAGTTGTGTGCTCAATTTGTTGAAAAAGGATCTTTAATAGCGGTAGAAGGTAGGATTTCTTATGACAAGTACGAAAAAGATGGAAGGACAACAAAGACAACTAAGATTATTGCCGACAATGTAACATTTCTGTCTGGTAAGACACAGCAGAATGAGAGCCAGGAAATACAACAAATTCAGAAACAACCATTATTTAGTGATGATGTTGTCTCTGACGGGATACCGTTCTGATAACTCGCTGGGCTTCGGCCCAGCAAACAAGACAAGGAGTTGACATGTTAGTAGTAGGAAGAAAAAAGAATGAGTCAATCGTCATTTTGGCAGGCAAAGAAAAGATTGAAGTCAAGGTCATCTGTTCCGAAAGAGGCAAAGTTAAATTGGGAGTAAACGCAGGTGGCAAGGTAAGGATAATTCGGAAGGAATTGATTGACGGCATGGAGGTTTGTCATGGGATGGTGGAAGTGTAGCAGCAATATAAACCTGTTAGATGTTTGCTCCGAGTTAAAGAAGACTTCTGGGCGTGGTGATTCAAAATCATGCGAAAGAATGTTTGTTTTTTATTGTACACTTTCTGAATCATCAAACGGAATAATTTTTTACACGCCAAACAGTTTACAAATATTTACTCAATCAACACAAACTCAATGTAAAATAGTATGGGATATTTGCATAAAACATAACGTTTTAAGAAAAGACGGTAATGGTTATTCAGCCAGTGAATGGATGCATGAACAAGGTTTGCTTCCAGATGAAGAACAAAAACGAATAAACAGAGATAAACAGACGGCAGAAATTAAGGAACAGGTCAGACCAAATGTCAGGCTTTCACGGTCAGAATTGGATGCATTAAGAAAAGATTATTCCGATGAAAAAGTGGCGCAGATACTTGACACCTTATCCAAATACAAGACGGAAAAGGGTAAACATTACGCATCAGATTATGATGCAATCCGAAGATGGGTTTGCAGAGCTGTCGAAAAAAGTGCTACCATAAATCAACCAGAAAAATTTGACGAAGAAAACTTCACATCACCATTTCCTGATTGGATTTATGGGAACAAGGAAGAAGGCCATGACAAAGGATGACGCAATTATGCTGTTAAAGTATGCGCTCGTGAATTACCCGGCAGTAAAGATACAGGGTGAATCTTTTATGCAGACGGCGGCAATTTGGTACAACGAGTTTATTGACTGCACCAAAGAACAGGTTATTGCTGGATTCAAAGAAGCTCGTATGAAGTCACCTGATTGGATGCCGTCAATTGCACAAATCCGAGCGTCAATGATTTGCATAGAACAGCGCGAACTGATGGAACGTAAGCTAAAGACTCAAGATGATTTATTCCGTGATAGCCATTGCGGGAAATCAAAAGAGGAGTGGGAATCAATGAGACGTTGGGAATCATCCAGCGATGGTTCAAAAAAGGTTTCTGCATACAAGCAACGATTGCTTGAATTACTTGGAGGATAAAATGAAAACAAACGAAATTTACAAAATGATTGAGGACAAGGTAACTGAACAACTCAAAAATGGGGTTATCCCGTGGCGTAGGTGTTACCACGTAAATTCTGGTGATATGTGTATATCACACCAAACTGGAAACCCATATTCATTGTTGAACCAGATAATGCTTGATATTCCCGGTGAATATTGGAGCTTTGCTCAAATACAGAAAGAGGGGTACAGGGTTAGAAAAGGCGCGAAGTCGAGTAAAATCGTGTTTTGGAAAACGCTTTGCCACAAAGAAGAAAGCCTTGATGGCTCTGCATTAGAAGTGACTAGGCAAATTCCCTTCCTGAAATATTACAATGTGTTTCATGAAAGCGACATCGAAGGACTTCCGACAAAGACCAAAAATGCCGCTTTCTGGGATGAAGAAAACAAGGAGCCGATTGAAAAAGCCGAAGAAATCATTAGCAAATACCTGTCACAGAACGAAGGATTGCAAATGGTCACTGCGGATAGGACGCCTTGTTTTGACCCAAGAACAAATACTATATACGTTCCTGATAAATGTCAATTTGATTTAATTGAAGATTATTATTCGGCTTGTTTTCATGAAATAACTCACTCAACCAAAGAAGCGCTTGGACGCCCAAAGCTATCATCCGATGAAGATAGAGCGCGAGAAGAACTTGTTGCTGAAATTGGTGCCGCATTTCTCTGTGGTAAAGCTGGCATAGATTGTGACAAGGTTATAACGAATCAACAGGCATATTGTTCAAGTTGGTTAAAAGCTCTATCTGGACGGATAAAGTGGTTAATATGGGCCTCATCAAGAGCAGAGGCCGCGTATAAATACATCACAAACGAAATAAATTCACAAAGAGACGAAACGGAAGAATAACAAATAGTGCGGGTTAAAGCTCGCACCAAACAAGGATGTACTATGGATAAAAATGTTAAAACAAACATCGCAGCTATGGTCGCCGAGCGCTCTGTAATAGGAAGTGTTCTAATCGACGACAATACTCTTGATATTGCAAGAGAAATCCTAAAGCCATCAGACTTCTATGCAAAGCACAACCAAGAGATATTTAGCGCAATGTGTCATTTACAAGACGTAGGCAAAAAGATTAGCACTGCGTCTGTGTTTTCTCAACTTGTGTCAAGTAAGAACTTAGAAGAAGTTGGTGGTATCTCTTACTTGGTCGAGTGTTCAAGTCAATTGCCTAGCACAAATGCAATCGAACATTACTCCGAAATTGTCAAAACAGAATCATCCAGGCGCAAGCTGTCTCAATTTGGGGATATAATTAAGGATTTGTCCTCAAAACCAGTTGACAACCTCAATTCAGAGATTGCCAGACTTAGTGACGAAATGCTCGGAATTTGTTCAGAGAATAATGTCACACCATGGCAACCATTTGACAAGGTCTTAGAACGAGCTTGCAATGCACTGTTTGATAACAACAAGTCTGAAGTCATATCGTCTGGGTTTGTCGATTTGGATGAGAAGATAACTGGATTTCGGCCTGGTGAATTAATCGTTATTGCGGCTCGTCCCGGTGTTGGAAAAACGGCGCTAGGTCTTAACATTTTTCGTCATGTGACAATCGATCTAAAGCTACCCGCAGCTTTCTTTTCTCTCGAAATGACAGATGAAGAGCTTGCTTATCGAATGATTAGCTGCATGTCATCAGTCAATGGTAATGCTATTCGTCAACAACATTTAACAGATGAGGAATGGAAACGCTTTCTTGATGCCGTTGAAGTGTATAAATCAGCGAAGGATAGGATAATTATTGACGATACACCCGCTATATCCATTTCGACATTGAGAGAGAGAGCAAAGCGAATACAGCGTCAATTTGGGATTAAGATGATTATCATTGACTATCTGCAATTGATGACTTCTCTTTCCAAAAAGGTACAATCAAGAGAACAGGAAATTGCAGATGTTTCAAGAGAACTAAAGCGGGTTGCAAAAGAATTGCACGTTCCTGTAATAGCGATGGCGCAACTAAACCGAGCCGTTGAGACTCGATCGGTAAAACAACCTATTATGTCAGATATTAGAGATTCAGGGAGCATTGAACAGGATGCGGACAAGATCTTCTTTATCAGCCGAGAAGGTTCAGATCCGAAATCAAAGCAAGATGACGAAGCCGAAATCTTAATTGCTAAGCATAGGAATGGCCCGACTGGTACAATTAAACTGTACTGGGAAGGCCAATACACAAGATTCTCAAATCTTGAACACAACGACAATTACTTTTAATCAAGGATTTAAAGATGAGAAAGAATAAACCATTTCGTGAATGGTGTGCAAAGTCATGCTGTGCAAATAGATCGCTTATTGCAATATCACAGAGCCTTGAAAGTGCCAACGAGCTACTTAGTGTTACAATTATTAACCTTATTGGGACAGGAAATAGTCCTTCTGAACTTTATAAGATATATTCAAAACTCAGAATTTTAAAACGTGGATTAAGCGATTTTCAAAAACAAATCGAAGGCAAAATTGAAGCCGCTGAAAAAAAGCATGAATTGAGAAAAATAAAGCGACAAAGCTATAGCGTTTATCGTGCCGCCGCCGATAAGATAATAGCGAAGCTAAACATGTATATAGGAGATTAATGTGGGAATTAAGGGTTGACATGAAATATTCGAACATGGTACTTATATTGGCGTTATTACTGATAACGGGAGAGTCAGCTAAAGCACAAGATTATTCTGTATGGCTTGACAGATGCAAACCATACAGGGAAACGGTAGAAAAGATACTGGATTCTGAAGGCGTAAGTCGTGACTATTATTATTTAATGGTCGCAGAATCAAAGTGTCGAGACAAGGCGGAATCAAAAGCGGGTGCTAAAGGCTTCTGGCAACTAATGCCAAGAACCGCGAAGTCTTACGGCTGCAAAGACGCACATGATTTATCCTGTGCAACACATGCAGCAGCGAAGTACATCAAGCAGTTAGAGTCAAGGTTTCGCACGTTTGAGGAAGTTATTGTTGCCTACAATATGGGCGGACACAATTACCAGAAGAAAGGCAAATCAGGACAGGCATTGGGACTTGTTTATCGTGTTAAACAAATAAAGGGAGCAGACAAATGAACGTATTGGTAGCGTGTGAATGTTCGCAAACTGTTTGCAATGCATTTAGAAAACGCGGACATAATGCATTTTCTTGTGACATTGAGGGCGAATATGGTGGCCATCCAGAATGGCATATAAAAACAGATTGCATTGATGTTATTAATGGAAATTGCACGTTTTTCACTAACGACTCGAAACAACATTTTGTTGAATGTTGGGATTTAGTTATCGCACATCCACCATGCACGTATTTATGTTCATGCCAGGCTCCTTTGTATAATGTTGAAAAATATGGATTGGAAAAGGTAAATGAAAGGCGTGCCAGACAGAACGAAGCAATATCGTTTTTTATGATTTTTACGTCTTTGAAAACCAGAGTGGCCATTGAGAATCCAGTAGGGATAATGAGTTCGTTATTCAGAAAACCAGATCAGATCATTAATCCTTTTGATTTCGGAGATCGTGCCAGAAAAAAAACATGTTTATGGCTTTTTGGACTCCCTAAGCTGATTCCGACTTTCAAAGTAGAACCTGAAACTCAACATGAATTTAAACATGGTTATCGTATGGGTGAATGGATGTATCAAACATCATGTCTTCCACACAAAGATAGAGCCAAAGCAAGATCTAAGACGTTCGAAGGCATTGCTGAGGCGATGGCCGATCAATGGAGTTCATTCAAAGGGGCGAACAAATGAGTGTCGAAGAATTTAAAAATGGCTGCCCGGAATACAGGAATGAGGATTTCTATCGTGGATCATTCAATTGTGCAAAAGGAAATCTGTATCACGCGATCGACTCTATCGCATCTGCAATCGAATATTTCATTGACACAGAAGATCCTGATTATAAGAAATTTGATGATTGCCTCATTAGATTGACGGCTTCTTTGGATAAAATTGAGAACAGGATTAGCAGGAAATATGATAAGCAAATGAGTGATCATTTAGAATTTATCAATGGGATATATGACAAAGAGAAAAACTCACACGGAAATCCAAGGGAGTCGCAATCATTTTTACTAAACGGAAAGTATTATTGGGCAGACCTAAATACCCTTTCTATTTCTGACTTGGAAACTGAATGCATGATTTTTGAATCAAACGAGAACGGAGAAGTCACCAATTGGAGTGAAGTGTATTGTCGAAGGAACATTGATGTCACAAGGGAAAACCTTTTAAAATGCATCAATGAGTTTAAAAGAGAAATGGAGGAAAACAATGAGTAAAGCAGAGTATAAACTAAGTCAATATGCAGAAATAACTTTAGTCATATCGCATTTGAGAGTTGCATATAACAAGATCGCAAGTATGGATCCTAGTGGTCTATCAGATGACCTTTGCGAAAAGATAAATAAATGCGCAAAGATGATTGAAGACACAGCAATGAATCTTTCTCAAGAGAAACTTAACGTCTTATACGAATTAAAAGTGGAATTTTGTGAAGGAATGAAAGAAATTGATCGTGAGGCTTTATTGGGCTGCACTAATAAGCTTATTCGTGAGCAAGAGAACGAGAAGAAACATGGCTAATCATACAGAGTACACAGAGACAACGTGGCTGATTGAGTTTGCACAGGCAACACAGAAATACTCTGACGAATTAGCTCGCGTCTTTGGAAATAGAATCAGAGAGCTATCGTTTGAGTTCGATGACGATACACAACTAGGGAAAGAAGTGGCCAAAGCATTTAGTGCAGCCGTTTTGACTTACGGCAAAAATGCTTTTTACAAATAACAATCTCACAAATGGAGACTAACAATGGCGAAGAAAAAAGACTTTACGGAAGAGGTCAAGGACTTTCAGAACCAAATGCAGGAGATTCGGGAACAAATGAACGCTTTAGTAGGCAGCACAGACATGAACTATGTCGAGTTTAAGCAAAACAAAACGAAGGTTGGTATGAAAAAGAAAGAAGAAACAGACAGTATGGCATTCGGCGATTGCACATTCAAGATTACGACTGCAAATGAGATTATGTTAAACGCATTGTCAAAGTATGCAATGATGCTTGATTATGTCACGCAATCCCAAGGCGAAGATTCATTGAACGTAGAAGGTGTTATCAATAACATTCTCTACAACGGCATGAGCCGGATGATGAAAGACCTTGTTAAACGTCATGACTTTGAAAGCTCAGAGGAATTTATTGACTGTATGCGCAGTTGTCAGGACGGCGAGGAGGTCATGAATGAGATTAAGCACCATGAATGCACTGAATATCAACGCCTTCACGATGACATTCTGGCTCACATTCCCGTAGAGGATAAACAGAATAAATTTGATTTCGCTAAATAATTAGGAGATTGTCATGGGATATTTATTAAAATCGATTGAAGATACAAATAATGTATTCTTCAAAGTTAGATTTGTTCCTTGTTCTGAGTGCATTTAAATCAAAACAACGAGTAAATAATGACTATTAGCGACTTTGTGGCAAGATTAGAGAGATTGCAGAAACAGATCGGGCCGGTAGCACAGATTAAAATTGGTAAAGAATATAACCGGACTGATTTATTCTATGACTATTTCGACATTGAAGTCGCTAATGATAACGTCATATTGGTTCCATCTGATAAGTGGGAACAGAAGAAAACCGTTGTCCCACTTAAACTTAACAGCTTTTACGGAGAACAAGACGATGAAACGTAGAATCATGAATAAACACAACAACACAAACGCAGGCAAACACGCGCCTGATTATGCGAAGGGGTTGAAGTTGTATGAGTTTGGATTTTTTTCAAACAATCCGCGTACAAGCCAGATGAGCCCAATTAATATGCAAGACACGAAGTGGTTCATGTGTTATTCAACCAAGCCGGTATACAGCCATAAATCTGAATACTACAATTTTGTCAAGAAGTGCAGAACTTCACACCCATATTCTGAACTTATTTCTGGTGAGATTGAACAGTATTACAGACATTAAAAGGAGAACGAACAATGAAGTGCTGTCTATGTAATAAAGAAATAAGATCCGGCGAACCGATTGTAGTGGATCCATATACTGGGGCTATATATTGTGATCCACTGTGTGCTGAAAATGATTTTTTTGGTGGAGTAGAATCCCCTTGTATCACACTTGAGTCTGTCATGTCTGGCTACGGTTTGAAATGGATAACAAAAAACCATCCTGATTACCATTGTTACGAAACTGGAGATTTTTCAAACATGCAAAAGGAGAATGAGCAATGAGCAGACCGACAGAAGAGGAATAATATGGACGACGACGAAAGATTTGAAGATTATGGCGAAAACGTAACTTTGTGTTGTGCAACCTTAGAGGATTACTGGTTGTGAGACATGGATAGGAATGTTATTGTATAAAGCGGATTTATTATAGACATTTCGGATGAATAAAGGAGATATAAAAATGTCTAAGGGTTACTTCGAATTGTATAGTAAATTTGTGGATGATTACGGAAAGTGTAACAAGTATAATAAGCAACGATTAATTAAGAAGCATTGTAATATGGCAGAGTCGAATGCTATAAAGAAATACCCAAGAATGAGAAAAATGGAACGAGGTAAGAAGGTCTATACTTATAAAATTAGAGAACATGTTTATTTCACAAGTAAACCAAAACAAAAAAGTTGCACTGAATATTCTGTGCATAAAGTCTCTTTGGTTTGTAAACAAGGACACCGAGATTTTTGTTAGGAGATATAACTATGACAGTGAAAGAGTTAATCGAAAACTAGCATTGCTAAATTCTGATACAGATTGTCGAAATTGCTGCAAGTGCACATGTATATATGACTCTCGTAACGACAATGAGAATTTGGATCTAGCAAAAGAAATGTTATCTAAAGTACAGGGAGAATAAACAATGTCATTAAGTTATGGAAGCCGTAAAGGAAATAAAATTGAATGGATCATCGTCCATTACCCGGTCGCCCCTGGATGTAATGCGTCATGGTGCAAGGAGTATTATGATCGAGACAAAGTCACAGAATCGGCACATTATGCCGTTAGTCAATGTGAGACAGTCTCTATTGTCCCATGCAGCCTTGCAGCGTTCCATTGTGCAACAAAAGGAAAAGGAATCACAACCCATTGCGCAGCAAATAACTACAACTCCATCGGAATTGACCTGATGGACAACAAGATCTGCCGAAAAACATTGTCGGTTAAAGATACTGACTGGTACATCCCAGAGGCAACACTTGACCGGGCGTCGTATCTCATTGCTTACTTAATGAAGCAGTACAATATCGATATTGACCACGTTGTTAGGCATTGGGATGTGACGAGAAAAAATTGCCCGAGACCATTAGTCGGAGACGACATAAACGAATATTACGGCATTTCTGGCAATGAGCGATGGGCGAAGTTTAAACAACAAATAATGGAGCGGTTGAAATGAGCGACAAGAAATATATCATTGAGTACGCGACCTTTAATGATGAAGGCTGGAACCAGTACGAGTGCTGTGATACGCTAGAAGAAGCAAGAGAATTGGCATGTGAACTTAGAAACGAAACTGACGGCGAATTTACTATTATTGGAAAGCGAGTTAAAGACATAAGAATTGTAACACTCGTTGACGATAAAACAGCTATATTCAAACAAGGATTGACAGTTAAGGAACTCGTTGAGTGGTTGCAACAGATCGACCCTGACAAAGGGATTCAGGCTCGCGATAATACAGGTGATTGGTGTACATCGATTCAACTCAGTGAGTTAATAAAGTTCGTCTATATCCAATCACTACCGGAATAATAAAGGAAACTATGGATATTCAAACAATATCAACAACGATTAAAGACACATCACGTTCAATTTACATCCAGCTCATGGCAGGTAAAATCTCTGCCGGGGATCAACTGGATAAAGACATCAAAGACTTAGAACGAGCAATCTCAGGATTAAAGCACGTTCTGGATTTGGAACGTTCCGGATATACACAGACAATCAAATCAGACCTTAGGGGTCTTGCTGAAAGAGAGGCTATGCAATGAGGATTCGTACCGTCACACCTAAAGAAATTGTGCGTAGACACGTCATGAATAACAGCCTTTACAAGCTATTTTCGCTTATTATTGCTAGGAAATTGTCACGGGAACAAAATGATCCGTCTGGTTGCTGATTATTTCTTTTTGTGTGCCATCAACTCGGCACACCCAACAATCTTTATTGACGATGGGAAGTGCGTTGCTATGTGTGACGCAAATTCCGATAGACCACATGGATGCTATGACAACCACGGACAGTCACTAACAGATTGCTTTGATGATAACGGCATTCAGGGACTGTGCGACGCATACATCTACGCGCTCACACCAGATGATTACGAAGTCATAAATAAATAGCGGGAACGCTGACAAACACTTATCCTTATCATTTTGCCGACATTCGCAAAATGATCAAAAAAAAGCACTGGTGGGACACTTTTTTACTTTACCTCTTTTTACCAATTTGGTAAAAGGATCGTGTCAACAGGGTGGTGAAACGGAGAATCAACACCCACATAAAACAGGAGGGAATTATGTATCGCGGCTACGGAAGAATTATTAATCGCAAAGGCGATTATGTATGGGAATTATCATCTGACTACATTCTCACATACAGAGATGACCAAATACAGATAGGAGGAATAACATGATAGATAAGATCTACTGGAAAATAGCTTTTGCGTGCAATCCTCAGGAAACCTACACAGAATTAAAATGTAAATTTTTTTCTGATCAAGATTTCCGTAATGAAGTGTTAGATTCTATTCCAGAAGATAAAATGAAAGAGATGAAGGAAACTTATATAAAAACTTCAAAATTTAAAAATTTAACTTTTGAAGAATGGTTTGACTTTGTTAGACGTACAGGAATGATAATCCCACCTAGTATAATGTGACATACCTACAATAAACGAAACGGAGGAATAACATGAGTAACATCTTTGACTGCATGACAGAGGAGTTATCTGTTAGCGGACATCCAGAATCGATGGAGATCCTGTGGGATGACCCGGACTACATCGTTATTCGTGAAGGACATCGAGGCAACGATTTAATCTGCGCAACAATCAACCGCTCGACAAATGAAGTAGAAGTCAATCAACTTAGCGTTTCCGTGCTAGGATTGAATGAATTACAGATCGACGAAATTAAACGACGACTGATTAAGTACAAAGACAGGATTATCGAAATGCACTTGAAACATGAATATCTGCATGTACCAGTCAGGAGAATAGAATAATGGCAATCAAGTATAATTATTATGGTCTTGAGTTCATCAATATGCCACGTGATGAACGCCCATACTACTGCCGCTTTGCAGTACACGACAAGACAACAGGTGAGTGCATTGTTGAGTTTTACACCAATAAAGACCTTGAAGGTATGTTTGTGCAGAGAAAAGATGGCACATACAGACAGACCAGAGGCACATACCAATACTCACTGGCAGGACTCTGTGAAAAGTCTGTCTATCACAGGTTAAGAAACGAAGCCAACAAAGCCATCGAAGAAGCGAGTAATATTCCTTCTAACGAGGAAATCGCTGAGTGGGAAAAATCAGACGATTACGCCGAAATGATGAATCGGTTTGATCAAGATATGGCTGAGTTGCGTGAAGATGAAGAGGTTTGATCAATATAAGGAGAGAGAAACGACTCACTTTGTGAGATCAGACGGTCATCATTATGAAATTTTAGTTATGCCTGAGAATTTACAATAACGAGTATAAAATAATGACCATACTGGCAAGCGACAACATCAGACGTTTGGCAAAGATCATTCTCACCCTAGCTGAACTACAAATCAAGACACACAAGATTGTGGTTGAACCAAACGAACTTAAGAAACTCAGACGAAGCATTAAACGTTCCTGTGATACCTACTCAAGTGATAGTCTTCAGGCGACCTTATTCCGGGTTCTTGAGGACAAGGTGACACAGGATGATATTGAGGTACTTAGGGAACTTTCTGGAATTGAAACGGAAGGAGAATAATTAATGAATATCGACGCACTACACCTGCACCTCATGGTAACAACCATCGGTCGTGAGATCTTACATGTTAATGAAGATATCGATTCCATGCTTTCCTTTATTAAGGATGGTGAATATGCTTCAGAAGATCTTGAGAACGCACAGTTACTCTCAAGAAGTATCAAGGAACTGTCTGTGTTAGTGAAAAAATGGAAACCGAGAATCATTGATAGGATTTGATAAAAAGGAGAACAAACCATGAGTATGAACAAAGAACTTGTCAACATAAGTAAAGAAATATCGTATGCTCTACGTCATAATCCTTATCTTTATGATCTTGAAATGGATGATAATGGTTATGTTTTAGTAGAACAATTAATTAGCGGGATTAACATACATGGTAAACAAGATAGGGAAATATCATTAGAAGATATTAAAACTATAATGACTAGTTCTGATAAAAAGAGATGGGAACTCTGTGATAATAAGATAAGAGCATTATATGGTCACTCAATTTCTATTGATAAAATGATAGGAACTCCCCCTAATGTTTTGTATCATGGTACGTCACATAATAGTGTCCCTTCCATAATGGAACAAGGGTTATTACCTATGGAACGTCATTATGTACACCTGTCTACGGATAAAGAAACAGCAATCATTGTAGGAAAAAGGAGAGATCCAAATCCTGTTACTTTATCTGTTGATACACTAATGGCTATGCAGGATGGCATTCACTTTTATGTTGGAAATGATACTGTGTGGTTAAGTGATGTAATACCGCCAAAATATTTATCCTTGACAATATAATCATCAAATTATAATATGCCGCTCCGAAACAGTAAGCGATAAAAGCGTTCTCTTGGCGCATATAAGCTGGTGATGGAGGCGGAAGTCCATTACGCGCAAGCTGTTGTCTGATGATACGTTCAATGCCCGGTTTAATCTGGGCATTTTTTTATATTGATTGATCGATCTTAGACATTAGACATTCTTTAGACATTTAATGAAAACGCTCGAGCACACAGAACAAGTCAATCTAATAAAATGGTGGGCACTAGCTTGTCATAAATATGGCCTCGATGAGCGTTTGTTATTTGCAATTCCAAACGGCGGCGAACGCAATGTTATCGTTGCTTCCAGACTAAAGGCTGAAGGTGTACGCTCAGGTGTTCCCGATCTATTCCTTGCCGTTGGTCACGCAGATTATAATGGCCTATTTATAGAAATGAAAAAGGCTAAAGGCGGCAGGGTATCAGATAACCAGAAATGTTATATGGATATCCTAAAGACTCGTGGATATGCCGTCGTAGTCTGTCATGGATGGAACGAAGCCAGACAAGCCATTGAGTCTTACTTATCCCAAAAGATAGATTAAACGAGCAAAAAAAAAGGCTGCCGAGAAACGGAGAAAGTCCGGCAGCCCTAAGCATGGCCACGCATTTTGGTTCCAGACAGTACAGGAGAATTAACTGTCTGAAACAACGCAGAGTCCCACCGTGAAATCCGGCTTTCAAATTCCTTCGGTGAGACTCCTTTGTTGCGTGAGAAATTTATTACCACAATTAAAAATCAAAAGTCAACTTTATCTAGCATTCTATAAAACTAATTTTATTCGATAATTACACTGAACTTTTGAAATTTTATTAAATCGAAATTCGATAATTTTTCCTGGCAAAAAATGTGGACAAAAAAGTGGACAAGTTCAGGTGTGCTAAAATCCAGTTGTAGAACCGGTTTTGTGCATTTTTGGACTCGTTGTCCACGCCGTTGTCCATGGACAAGTGCTTTTTGGATGCACACATAACCAAGTAATAATGCGGAAATCAAGAACATGGATGAAATTGACATTAATTTCCCCCGGTCATGTTCACTTTTATTTTTCCCTAAAAAATCTTATGATGCCCGACTTGTCATTGGTGCGCATATGTAGTATTTGCGCAGGTTTAACAACAAAAATCACGAGAACGGACAAATGAGCGCAAAGGAATTTCCAAGAGTAAAAGGTGTTGTAAAAAAGTGGACAAAAAGTGGACAACGGTATTTGTTGCATGGCAAGGATTTGTCTGGAAAGGACATCTATGTGACAATCCCGGTCGAGGACACGGACACAGAAAAAGAATATTTCGATAAAGTCCGTGAAGCACGAATAAAATTAATTGAGAAAAAAAATAGGTCAAAAATTGAAGACCTTATTGATGAGTATATCCAAAAGAAGCAGCTATCATACGGAACAGCAAAAAATATCAGGCTCACACTAAGACCTTATTCACTCGACAATCAACACAATATCAGGGTCACAAAGGAATTGCTCGACGGGAAGTTAAAGCCTTCTACGGCCAAAACAAAGATCGGCTATATCCGCAGCTTTTTCCGCTGGCTTATTACATCAAGAAAGGTCGATGACATCACAGATCCAACGCAGGACTTCTCTATCAAGTGTCCTCCGACACACAGGTCAAGGGTCTTAACAGGCGAAGAGGAAGTCAGGCTAATGAGTTACATCGACAGCCTGAAGAATATCGAATACAGGCTAATACTCAGACTTGCATTATTTACTGGAGCACGCATATCATCGATTTGTGAACTCACCAATTCCTCATTACGTAATGGCAAGCTATATCTCTATAACGTGAAGTGCAAAAAAGCCTATGACTATCCAATACCACTAAAAGATTCCGAGACAATCAGGTTATTCAATTGTGTCTCATCAAAGACAGATAAGGATGGTAAGCTGTTTCCAAAGCCGGCAATTATTTATGCGAATTATCTTGACAAACGATTATTTGAACTATTTGGCAGAGATAATAACGGGGAAACAATTTCTGTCCATTCCTTACGCCATACATTTGCTACCAAAGCAATTCAACGTGGGGTGCCGGCAGATATTGTCTCCAGACTACTTGACCATTCATCACCGGCCACAACACTTCGGATTTATGCGCGGCATTCTGACCAACAGATTGAGGAAGCTGTGGACAAAATCTTCGGGTAAAAAAAAAGACCTGACATATTGCCAGGTCTCAAACCCCGCGTGTGCGGGGAACAAGCAACCAGCGAGATAATGTCTTTACGACGATGCAAACAAATTTAATAAATCTGCTTCAATGAGGCTCGCTGGCCACCGGGGCAGTCTCTACAGGATTGTCACCCGCCTTGTCAAGTCCAAAAAAAATTCTCAATGCCTCAATTTTCGCAGCGCATTGTTCCCACTTGAGAATTGCTAGACTTGCGAATCTGACTAGATCATCATTGGTCTGCATCTGTGTTGCTTCAGGCTTCTCACATGGAGCCAATAACGCATCAGGTGGAGTCACTAACTCAGTGACTGTAATAGTCTGCAAACGCTTCTCGCACGCTGTCAGGCACATCGCAAGCAAGCCAATCAATAGCAGCAGGGTCATTCTCGATAGTCTCAATTCTTTTTTCATGTTTATCCTGTGCCTCCAAAATCAAGGTTAAGGCCCGTTCAACGGCGTCGTTTGCACGTACAATTGTTTCGCGTAGACGTTCATTTTCTGCATTAAGTGTATTGACAGTAGCCTCGGCAGCTTCGGCGCGTCCTACGGCTTTCTGGATATCCTGTTGGGCCTTTTCAGTTGAGCACTGGACAAATAAAAGGGAAACGACGAAACACAATATACCGTATGAGATACAGGCCAACCATTTTGCCACATCTGAATTACAAAAATTCGACAAGATCGACTTTAAAGCTGCCATCATCCTGATACCCCGTTTCAAAAAAGTCTATTTCTTTGCCATCTTCGTCCAATTCATCGGCAAATTTGTAATAGAATTTGACCTCTGCATCGAGATCACACTTTGCCAGTAATTCCCTTAGCAATTCTTTAACTGTCAGTTTCATCTGTCACTCTCACACCGAACACCAATTCCGATAAGTCTTTCAGAATTAAAAATAATGAGTTTGAGAAATTCCACGAAAATATCATAACCACCTCGTCCATTCTGTGGATTGTACTGTTTTAGTTCGTCATAATGACCAGTAACATAATGTAGGCCATTATCCCACATGGGACGGAGCTTGTCAATATCACCGCCAAAATGCTTCTCTGAGTGCCAAATCACATCATATAGAGTTAGATGGTCATCGACCGGAACATGTGCAGCCATTTCATTTAGATTGTGTGTAATGTTGCCTAGATGTATGGCCCCGTTGGTGTACACAGACAAATCATTGATATTGACCGGAGTACAATAGCACTCGATCTCGCCCAGTTTGGTTGTTGGTAGATATGCAAATAGATCAAGACTCATTTGTCGTTACCTCCAGTTAGTCTATCAACCTCGTTACGAATCGCAATCCAATCCAAATCACCATTAGCCTTTTTTGGGATAAAGATAGAGTGATCATCTATAAGCAAATCGACATGACATTTACGAGATACCGGATAACCAAGCGGCCTTAAATCAGGATTCTCATTGACCGCATACAAATCAATCTTGTTATGCCTAAACCAATTCAATGCTTGTCTAAGTAAATTTACACCTTGATACTCTGTGTATTCCCTGCATGACCATAAGATTAATTTATGTCCACACTCATTGAAATGACGCAGAGTATCTACACAGTTAGGCATTGACTCGCCGACGTATGGCCAGTTGTCACGCACACAAGTTCCATCAAAATCAATGCCTATAATCATGTTACACCCCCATCCTTGAGATAATCGGCTTCAGCCTGAGGATTTGAAGGTCGTTGTAGATCTCCATAGCCTCACGCATAATTCCTTCATCGTCAAGGTCAATATTTGCATTTATTTCCTTGATGAACGTGTATTTCTGGAAATCATCGATAAAATCATCTAATTCAGCTTTCAGATTAGATAGATACTCAATAGGAATATTCGTTTCACAATCACGATTACGTTTCTTGATCCTTTCAAGCGCTTTCTCTGGAGTGCAATTGAGATACACAACCAGAGTTGGATACATGACATTTCGAGTCATATTCAGGAACAAATCCGAATACACATCGACTTCTTCCTGACTCATTATCCCGTCTTTTTTGAGCATTTCCACGAAACATGAGTCGCCAAAGACGCTACTGTCCTGCACGCTACTAATCCCGGCTAAGGCCAAATCCTGTGCAAGCATCTGTTGTTCATATCGTCGATTGAGCATGTAGATTTGCATTGAGAATGCGTATCTGTGAGGATCTTTGTAATACTTTGCAAGGAGCGGATTTTCTTCCACTGGTTCATAGAATCCCCTACAATCACCTTCTTCGTTAGCAATAACTTGTTGCAATGCTTTGGTGATACTTGTTTTCCCTGATCCGATTGCGCCCAATACGCAAATGTGGCACCCACATCTCTGAATGCCACGTGATAGGCATGATTCTTTTAGGTCATCAACCATTTTTCTTTTCTCCGTCCTTAGCTTCCGAGCTTAGCTTCACAGAAATATCGCCTTTGGTGGCTTCGATACTAGCCCCTTTTAGCCATCCATTAGCGAGTACTTTTTCAATGGTTCTAAGGACTACATATACACCAGCAATGACCAATCCGCCAACTAAAACAATTTTTCTCGCTTCGTCAGAAAGGACCTCAAAGTCAACAACTGCACCTATGAGTAATGCTAATGCTACAACAATAACACACCATCGATAAGAAATATATTTCGGAACTCTCTTATTCAAGATTGGCACCCCCACGCCAAAGATAAGAATAAATGTGACCATGATTATGGTTGCGGATAAAGGACTAATCATTATACAAACACCTCGCTAAGTTGTCGAAGTCTTTATGGCCAAAACTAGAGCTGCATCACCGCTGCTTGATGTCGAAAAAAAGCTCAATAATGTCCATGTACCGGATACACTGCCATTGCTAATTATCTTAAAATCACCAGAACTATATTCTTTCATTATTGACGCGGGTTTTAGATCTGAACCTGAAACGGTTTCGCCGGGGGCTTTGCTTGTTGCGTTTCCAGTATAGAGAAAGAGGCCAATGCCGCCAACTCTGGAATACACTGTATCAACAAAAACTTCCTTTCCCTGAGAGGCCATTGCTACACAAGGATTTAAGATAAGAGAATCGCCAGTGCTGTTACCTTTCGTGAGATCGATTGAAGATCCTGAGGTAGAAGCGCCGCGATAATATGACGTAATCGCATTTCCATTAATATCGTTAGTGGCTTTATTCGCAGTCCCGGTAAAGTTGTCTGCATACACATTTCGGAAAGTTTGATACTCATAACCTATATCTACTGGCAGCGCCGAACCAACTGGAGTTATTACGTAGAAATTATCTGTGCCATTTGTTGTTGGATATATAGATAAGTTGAGATTGCCCATATCAAACTTAATCATTGATGACGCTGTCATGACAAAAGCATTTGATGACAAGTTAATTGCTGAATATGCGTTATCGCTTGAATCATAATCCGTTAACAACTCTAATTTGGCAGATCTGTTGTTCCGTGGTTCGTTCGCAATAATTTCAACACGCCCGACTCGACGTTCCTCTGTTCCACCGCCAGACAATGGAAATTCTTTTTTTTCAGCATACAAATAAGCTCTTGAATATTGATTTGTGACTGTCCCCTGTTGCTCCGATTGATCAATAGAAAAGCAATTAAGGCCAAAAGAATCTGTACTGTCAGTAGTAGTGCCCGCCGTTGCCTCTAGTTTATATGTGACTTCTTGCGTCTCTAGTGAAACCAAATCTGCTGCCACATAGCTGTATGTTGGTTCTCCGGGTGGAGTGACACTGTAGGCGTTAATATCACCGGTTTTATATGTATAATTATTTGGAGCAATATTTGTAGCTTCCCTAAGTATGCATGGATTTCCGATACCAGGATCTACTGTGATTTGACTATTGAATTTAGATTGCCCGTTGATATTAATCTTTTCAGCTTCGATTGTGGCTACATTCCAATTTCCTTGCTGATCTTTCTTTACCGAGAACCCATTCCAAGTGTTCGCAGAATTCCCTGCTATCTGTAGAGAAGCCTGATTTGATAAGCTGTTATACGAGTTTCCATGCGACAATGACAGTCGAGACCCGTCATAGCTTGGAGAACCACTGGCATTGACAACTGAGATCCCACACGCACCATAATTCCCATCAACATAGTAATTGTTATTGATTATCGTGTTGTTTTCATTATTTTTAACGACTTCTAAAACACCATAATCATCACCCATTATGTTTCTGGACATTTCCATCAGACCTAATTTGATCTTGCTGAAATTACCAGTATTGACATCTGCTGTGGTAATATCGGCAGAATTAAAGTGAGCATCGCTCACAAATGTCTTTTCGCCATAGATTGTCTGGTTATCACCAACAGTTGGTTGCCCACGCTTATGCGTCGTAACAGATCTATCGCGTAAGTCTGCATATTCAGAATAAGTGGCATAAACCGAAGCTGTTACTGTTGAGACAGAGCCATCGGCGACATTATAGATAATGTCAAGTAATGTTCCGTAGACATTCGAGATATCACCATCTTCAGGCAAATGAAACGGTGTTTGCGATGACATTACTGCAATCACGTAGTCATGTGTTGGGTCACTTGCAGAATGTCCGTACAGATAGAGAGTGTTTACATCCCCACCAGTCGATTCGCCTTCCTTAAAGAATATCCTAATGAATACGTGATTCTCTGTGGCCCCTTCAAGTCTTACACTTGTAGTATTTGAGTATGGATTTGCAGGTCTATTCTGGACGGTTACTGCGCTTGCTTTAGGGACAAATGTCTGTGTCGCATCACATCCGGCCACGACAAGATTATTAGCCGCTGTTGCAGATGCGAGCAATTCAGTTCCTTTGATTGTCAATGTCGTTACATCGTATGCCATGATTTATTCTCCATTAGAAAAGTAATATCTCGTTGTCTGCGTCCCAACCGATTGCAAATCCACCGCCTAAATAGACGAAATCACCACCCTGCAGTTGCTGGCCATAAGAGTAGTTGGGATTGACGCCCCGCAAAAGGTCTGTGTCTATATAACCCTTAAATCCGTCACCGAGGACAACATTGTAGGTGTCATGGTCAGCGGCTTGTAAAAACATATAGCAAGGTGTCCATCTGCCACCCGGTGAGGTTGTAACTGTTGAAACTTCGTCTGATATAACCGTTGAGTCAAAGCCAATTCTACACTTCCAAGTCAAATTACCAGTGCTATTTGCATATCCTGTTCCATCGAATGAAATAATTTGTGAGCCTGTAGGCTCCGCATTACTGTTTTCAGTGAATTTAACATATCCTTGATATGCGTTTACAAGAATACATTGTGATGTTGATGAAGATGTGGCAATTTTTAAAGAATAATCTGTCTGGTCTAAATTTGTTAGACCAATAGCCCCAAATGTATTTGTATCAGATGTATGACCAGTTTCTTTGAAAACTTCACCAGCAATTATACATTTTAAATGCGTCCCCCAATCACTAGCCTTAAACGCAATCACTACTTGCGCATTTTTTAATATTAGATAATAAGTATATGTTTTACCGCTGGAATTGTTTAAGGCTGCGCTCCACGTTGAGTTACCAGAACCCCAACCATTCATTACAAATGGCATCCATTTTAAAAATTGTCCTTGTCCGTCCCAAATGTAAGAATATGTTGAATTTGTAGTAAGTGTACCGTCTTTAATCATGCAAAAATATAAACAACCATAAAAACATCCACTGTATTCACAGTAATTATTACTCATTTTTACGGGACAAACGTCCTCAGGTTTTAGTTTATAAGAGGAGGATAGCAAGTTATAATTGTACCCAATGCCCATTCTGTATGTGTGAGAGTCGTATTCGAGTTTTAGCACCTTAACCAAATTTGGATAGCTGCTAGAAGTAGATGGCATAGTCAAAAAATCGCTACTCGTCGGTGTGAGTGTGTCATACTGCCACCCAATATTAGCATTTACTATCGCGTCACAGACACCGTTCAGAATAAATTTAACTCTATCGACTGGGGTATCCGATCTACCACCCTGCCAAGAAAATTTAACGCATTTATATCCACCTGTTGACATATCCTACCTCCTATTCCCCGACCAGTGGATCGTTGTCTGGATCCCAACCAATGAGAAAATTATAATCCCCATCAATACAAATGAAGTTGCCATTATCGAATTGCTGTCCATATGTACCGATCGCACACCGGAAAAGGTCTGTGTCAAGATAACCTTTCATTCCATCTCCGGGTACAACACCATAAGTGTCTAAATCAATCGCAAGGCATCCAAATAAGAATGGAACCCAGCGGCCTTTCCCATTAATTGTACTATTTGTATAAGGCGATAGTTGCTCAATGTTATCAGGAATCATTTTTGCGCAATATGCCGATCCGTCCGATCCATCTATCCAAGTCCCATCACTTCTTGTAAAACATCCCAAACAATTATCTTTGGCCATGTTATTGTTAATTGATCCATAGAAGTCGTAATTAGATCCCGAGGATGTGCTGCCTGAAGACCATCTATTGTTTCCAATAAATGCAATATTTATGTAATTTGCGTCGGTAGCTGCATTTCCTGCTGATGTACTTGGAATTTTTAACCTTAGTACACCATATTTTGAAGTATACAAATTGTCATTTTCATGCAAAATTTTACCAAAAATCTTTCCAACAAAAAGTTTTGGAGTATTTGGATTATCACCAGTATCAAAGCTCACACCAATAACCGTATCAGTTGCATAAACCCCAATAGTGTAGTGTGTTTCCTCCTTGGCATTTCTTGCTAAATTATATGTTGTTGTTGCAGTTCCTACAATTCTGGTCGCATCAGACGGCAGAAATGATGAATCAAAGGACTGACCAAAGCTATTTGTAGATCCGGATGGAATCATTGATAGACATAATCCAGTGATATTCTCTTGACCAGTAAACAAATCACTTCCACTAAAATCTTTTATTCCAAATGGACTACTATTTGTGCTTATATAGGCTGCAAATAGTTTGCACCCTGAATTACTGTTATATAGTAGTAGCCCCGGCCAATATCCAGTTGTTGATCCAGAGTCAGGAACTTCTAAAAAACTTGTTATCGTTGGGGTTCTGCTATCCAAGACCCAACCTGTATTTGTGTCTAACAAGGCTTGCACTATCTTCTTTAAGAGCGTCTCGCTTTTTTGTCTAACAAACGAATACGAAGTCCCTCTTGGCAAATCCGCAGTTTTGCCAATTAGTGTGAATTTTTTAAACCTAAACCCCATATATCCTCCTTATATGTTACTAATATATATCGTTGGATGTGCGCTTGTGATTGCGCACATGAATAAGAACTCTGCGTATAATCGGATCATTTGGGAACCAAAATAAACTCTAATCGTTGAAAATATGTGCCGCTTCCGCCACTTTTGTAGTAGAAGAATGTATAGATAGTTTGTAAGGTGTTGTGATAAATGTAAAATCCAGATGGTGTGGATTGTTTACTCCCGTCTGCCGAAGTCCAAAATCCAACAATTATATCTTGTTTTGACGCATCATAAGTTAAATATCTTCCGTCTTCATCAAATAGTGGTGTTTCAGTTGATGAGTTATTATTAACAAACGTCTGTGTTTTTTGTTGATTGGCATATCCAACAATTGGCAAGTAATACCCTATACTCTCTAAATCATCCGTCCAGTCGGTCTGTACGTCATCCAGCACATAATAGTAATCTGTGTTGTTGACGGTGAATTTAAATGCGTTATATGCTTCATTTGATGAATTGTAAACGGTGATAACCGTTGCTTCATTAGTGGAACATACAGCGACTCTTGCTTGCGCGATATTTATTGTATTAGATGAAACATTTTTTAATGCGACTAAAGTTGAATTTTCGACCACAGAAACTTCTATCGCTCCCGCTTTAGTTCCAGGTTCTGTTTGCCATTGAATTACTCCATAAGACTTTGTGCTTGAATAAATAATCTGTTGACTGCCACCATAATAAGCATTTTTTATTTCGCCGGATTGCATTGATATTGAACCTCCACCGCTTTGATATGGAGTCACCCAGTTATAGTTGCCAAAATCATTTTCCGTCGAAACCGTCGGCAAGACAGGTGCAGGTGGCACATACTCCTCGACGACACCACTCTCCGGAATGCCACCCTCTGCAAGACTTCCGGTAAACTCTATGCGGCCAACGGATAACTGCTTAGGTACCTCAACCAGTACCACGCTGTCACTGGTCTCTGTGAGTACACCACAGATTCCCATCATTCGCGGCTTGTCGATGAATAGCCCGCCGGGTTCCCATCCACGAAGATTAAACAGCGTCTTATGGCTTGCGTACTTCTCAATCAAGCCGCCACCACCATCGACGCTTTCCATCCGGATATTATTGCCACTGAAATCACCACCGAAATAAAGCGTATTAGGATCGGAAAGAACCCACCCTAATTCTTCCCACTCATCTAATGTATGCCATCCAAGATTGCGGACACTCGCGATTAAATACCGCCAATCTTCTTCATCGATAGACGTGCTCGGATCAACAATCAGTCTCGCACCAGGACTTATTTCCCCATTATTTTCAAAGAAAATATCATCAATCTCGCACTCACTCGGCATTAACCAGATTGTCTTTGCCATGGCGTCGGCATCAAACCAACCCCATGTAGATGTGTGGAAATACGAGCCATCCTGCGGTTCAGACGCATCGCCATCAAAGAATCCATAACCACTTTCAGGCTGTCCCCACGTCGCTTGACTCGTAGAGATATAAGTTATTCTTATGGTAGGCGTCTTAGTATAGCCATATAAACCATGTGCCGTTTGCCATGGATACCATGTGTTCCCAATCTTATAGAATCTATCAGACATTCACGGCCCCCAACTTAGATCTCGATATACTCAGTTTCGTATGCGTCAGACCCAAGATACAAAGTTTCTGTGCCTGTGCTTGGTGCTGTTGTCTGTGCATAAGTATTATAGTCACTCTGTGCCCCGGCATAGACCTCAAATTCAGATTCAGCTTTTTCGACGTGTCCGGCTTCCCACTTGATATGTGCTGGGCATACTTCTTCAAACCAATAAAGAAAAGTCTCTAGCTTATCAATCGATGTGTCGAATATTGTTATTGATAGAACAAATGGGTCGTTTTCGTCAATATATAGCTCAAAATTTCCTTCTCCAAACAGATCTGCCATTACCTTTCGTGCGTACAGAATGGTTATTGGCTGGTTGTTTGACAAGTGGAGAATTATAATTCTACGGCGCTCTTCAATTGTTTCTCCACCGTACAGTTTAATATTTAACAATGATTCCCAATATTTTAGAGTTTCTTCATCACATGTCTGAATAAAGAAATTTTCTGTAATTTCATTGAAGTATGTTTTAACCTGCAACAACTCTTCATTTTCAGAAAAAGCCGCAGAAAACATTGACTTTATGTTTCTGAAAACAGGCGGCAATAATTCAGTTAAGTCATACCAATGCATTTCAATACTCCGATTAAATTTGAGTTAAGACAATGCTATTAAACACAGGTATTTCCTGCCCGCCAATTATACCCTGTTCTGTTAGAATCAAATCGTCACTATCGCCATTAATCTTTATATTATTTGCGACAAGTACACCATCGATTGAATTGATAATTCCAAGAACCTTGTTTATGTAAATGACCATAGAATATTCAGCATTTCTCCAAGACCCCATCTGACCCCATTCAGCACACAAATCTTTCATGTACGTTCTAATTTGTGCCTCTGCTTCGTCTTGAATTTCTATTATTGTCTTTGAAGAACCAGGCTTTATCTTTACATCAGCGGTTATTGAGATTTGCACGGATGTAGCAGTTGTTACAGTTGCGACGGCGCCAATTGGTGCCATTCCATAACCATTGTCACTAGGAATAGTTGAACCATCGTCTGGAGGGCATAAAATCATCTGAAGCTCGGCAACTTTGTCATTAGTAACCGGCAAATAATCATAGTCTACAACGCAGCATAAAACTGTTCCCGGCCCATCCCATACGGGATAAACCTGAACAGCACCAACCCCTGATTGTTCAAGTAGAAAGTTTCTATATGCCGGTATATTTCCACCAAATTCAACCTTACCTACAGCAAGTTTGTAGCGTTCCCTTAATGCGCTATCTGATTCTTGATTTGTGCCGTCAATTGTTATGTCAAGCAAAAGAGCTACAGTAAGACCAGAAATAAAATCCACTGATGAAAGCGATGAATTTATTATGTTTCCAATCTCGCCACTCTCATCACAAGTGACTAATCCAAGATAAGGCGCGTTTGGATATTCTGAATCAGGGACAAGTTCGCATCCTGATGTCAACGTAAAATAAATATTATCGCTAACATCTATTACTTTAAATCTACTACCAACAGGCGGAGCAATGTTAAATCGCGCTTTCCTAATACAAGGCGTTGCCTGTTTCCTAGACAACCCTGCTTCAGCGACTTTGTAATCCAAATATTCACCCGTTGCATAAAGCGCATACGCCTGACGCTGTATGTATGCAAGATCCAAATATAGCCCTTCAATAGCCCAAGCTGCTGCTGAAAGGCTTGTTCGTATTAAAGACCCATCACGTTTATTGAGTTCAACAGAGACACGTGAGAGCATGTCTGACAGAATATTTGCAAATGTTTTAAGCGATAAATCAATCATTCTGCACCTCACATTGTAACGGTCATTGTGAACGACGTACTACCAACTATTGTTGTTATATTGAATGTAACTATCATATCAGAGCCATTGGTTTGCGTAAACTCAAAATTGTCTATAGATAAAACCCTGTCATCAATTGATAAAGCGTCCCTGATCCTTCTCGCTATCTCTGATTTCGTATAGGAATAATCTGAACCGATTAAATCTTCAAATGTTGTCCCATAATTGGCCCCCATTATTGGATATTTGTAGCGCTCTGTTTCTAAAGCAAACTTAACCGCTTGAATTATTGTATTGAGTTCATCCTTAGGTTCAGTGTTATCTTCAGATTCAAAGTCAACAATCCATTCATTATTCGGGTATGATGTGTATTCTGCAAACCTTGTCTTTATGTCCATTTTTTTACCTATTCATGTTCAAAAAGTCTTGACAAAACAATAAATTTCTGCCCAGAGCTAACCCTTAACATTAAGACCTTGTCATCTTTTTCAAGTTTTCTGTTTATTGTGATAACAATCCTATCTGAATTTGAATCAGTCGGCAAATCGGTTCCATGTTCTGTGCAGACTCCAGATATTACCTTGTCGTCAACGTTTGCTAACGTTATAGGTGTCTGAGTTTCAGCATTTAATGGTGGGCTTGTTGGTGTTGGCGAACCTGCCGGATTGATATATGAATGCACATGTTTTAATAAGTCATCACCCCATTTATGGTTATGCTTTTGAATTGTAATCTTCTTTTCAACGACTGGTTCGGTAAGAAGTATTGATTTACCACTAATTTCAATTGTACCGTCGTTTAATCTTATTGTTATTGGATCTTCTTTTGTAACCGTTCCAAAGCAATATTGTACGGGAATTGTCGATTGAACTGCATTGACGGCTATTCCTTGAATTACAGTTAATAAATTTGACATTAAGAGTCCCTCCAAAATGTCCTTGTTTCAAGTTCCATTGTGTGAACAGAATCTTCAAATTTATGTTCAACAGAATCAAGAACAACCATTTGTCTTTTTGACACATCATCGTCAAGTGAAGGAAAATGAATTGTAATCACCATACCTGCCCTCAAGCCAACAACACCTAAAGCCGAAATATTCATTGTTTTTAAAGGTCTATTCTTCATCTCAAGCATCTTATCCGCTCTATCTTGCATTTGAGAATCCTGTATATTGTTGTCGACACTTTCACGTAAACACAATTGTCCCCAGCGGCTTACATTCTCATTTGCATTATTATTCGCTGAAACGAATCTACGCCCCCCGGCACTTCCTGATTCACGATACAGATAAACTTGGTTGTATGTGTCATTATCAATGTCTGTATTCAATACATATTCAGTAGCCAGAGAATCATCGCCAACCATAATATCAGAAATCATTTCATCAGCATAACTTAGTGTTAACTTTCCAAAATTGTCATAAAAAACCAGTATTCGCTTTGTCTGTACCGTGCTTATGTCCACCAACTTTGAGATAACATCAAAACATGATTCATTATCAATGCTTAGTTCATATCCTATGTTTGGAACATCTGCGATCTTTCCAAGCTCAAAACCATATAATGTCGCGATATCCTGAATCACAGTTTTTGGCGAATAATCAAACTTATAATAATTGCTAAACGTATTCTTAAGATATCTCAACCCATCATAAGCCGTAAAAGAAAAGACCCCCCACCTGTTTAGAGAGGAGGAAAACACACGTCCAAAAAACATAAGTACGCCATCAACCTTCAGGCGCACAGTTGCACCCATTTCGGGCTTTTGCGAAGAAACATCTGGAATCTCACCAGTTAGAACAGACGGTGTGCAAGTCCTTTCTGTTCTTAGGGATAGAGTAGATGGGTAATATTGGAATATTCCACCGTCAACGTTTTCAAAAAACAATTCTAAAGACTGCATTTGCTAATTCTCCGGTTGTAAACGATTAATGTTATTGCTTACATTGCCTTTAACACAGTCTGTCTTTTGCACCCAACCAATGCCGTTCAAATAAATCCTGTCAAATTCTTTTTTTTTGTTTGGTGGCAAAACTCTCCCTACTACACCTCTTGTCCTTGTGAGAATTGCCCTCGACGTGGCATAAGCTGTGATTGATTGGTCATCTGTTTCATAGACCGGGCCTGACGCAACCACCAAATCACCGACAACAAATTCATCATCATCTATCGATCTCTGTTTCGTTGCCACAAGGTAGGTTGTGTCTGATTCCTCATCGATATACTTTACTTCAACTCTTTGTGGGGCTGTGTTTCTGTATTCCTGAATTTCGACGTCAAAATAAACATCACCACTTTCTCCGCCTTTATCAGTAATAATAAAATTTGATATTACTGCATCGAATGATGTGTCAAACATCGGTTTGTCTGCATCGTACCTATTTATAATAAGCCTAAAGACCTTTCGTTCTCTCTGAAGTCTATGGATAAATTCGATATACGTCTTTGGATCATATCTTACACTTTGCAGACGTCCTTCGTAGACAATATTTGACGTCGTACCGGCAATAAAACGATCTGCCGCAGGAAAAAAACTTGAAATCTTTACATTGGCTAATTTTGGAGTTCTCGGAATAACAGTTTCACCGAGTCCAACAAGGTTGTAGTTGGTGTTATCCCCGCCGTACTCTACGGAAATTTCAGGAGGGTTCACTGGCAATTTAATTTTATCTCTATTCTTCCCCAAATCAAACCAAATGCTAAAATACTGAGCTTCCATGTTGTTTTACCCCACATTACCATAAGCGTTAAAAGTACCAGCATCAGCCATCCTCTGTAGCTCGGCGGCCAAACTTTTAGCATAATCATTTGGTGATTGACCACTAACTCCTCTAACTTGAAGGTTTATCGTGGGTGTCAATTGCCTTAGATTGATTTCATTGATTGCCTTTTGTTCAGCCATTTCTTTTAACCACCGCAAATCTTGTTCACGCTGTCCCATGCTTACTATTTGACCGACGCCTGTATTAATATCATTCAGTGAATCATTGGTCTCGTCACTATCCTTGCTTTGTGCATCAATTGATTTATCAAAGAAACCATGGACTTTTTTTATTGCCCCATCAATAGCTTCAGCGGTCATCTTAACACTGTTAATTGGATCAACTTTATATTCATCAAGATTTACTCTTTTTAATGAAATTTCTTCAAACCCATTTTTTTTCGCCTCTTCCAGATCGTTCATTATCTGATGAATTGAATCGGCTGCTGATGTAATTCCCAACATTTCGCCTAAATCAGTATCAGCCAAATCTTCAACAAGACCAGCAATAAAACCAACTAAATTTGAAACAATATCAATAATTCCATCTCTTATCCAATTTGCAATACCAATTGCGCCATTTGCAAAGTCTTCACAAACGCCTAATATCCAATTAATATCCGTTTCGATTCCTGTTACAATTATGTTTAGAGCATGTTGAACCAACTCGACAATTCCATAGGAGATCGCTGATACCCCGCCAACAATAATCATTGTTAGCTTATCTACCAATCCCATCGATTCTTCACTAATCCAAGGCAAATATTTATTTACGAGTTCCCCAATCCAATCAAAAGCAGGTTTCGCAATGTCATAGATTTGTGACCAACCATCTATAATTGTATCCAATAGCGATGCAACTGCCGAAGCAGCCATAGTGACTTCTTCCTTCAATCCTTCAAAAAAACCTCTAGCGTCATCATTATTCATCCAGTCCATTATTTTATCGACAAACGGTTCAAATACTGAAATGACATCAGATATCATATCAACAACGTAATTCTTGACCCGTTCTGTCATTCCCTGAATCTTTTTGTCCAATGTCATGCTAAATTGATCGGCTTTATCTTGCGTATAACCAAGGCTATCAGCGACTTCTTTAAATTTGTCCATTGCCCCGGACACATCGCCGCGCTTTAGATACCTGTCTATATGGCTACGCTCAATTTTTTGCTCGACAAATTCCCCACCGCCTAGCAGATCGGAAAGACCGCTTGCGCTTCTCCCTTTTATTGCATCCTCAAACCCACTTATGACATCGCCAAAACTTTTATCAGGGTTTAGATTCGCGAATCTATCAGCAAGCATTGTGAGATCCTTTATTTCATTTCCACCAATCCCTAACCTTGCAAATCGATGTCCGGCCTTCCTGACTTCGCCCTCTGCACGACCTAAACTGTATGCTATATTCTTGGCAAACGTATTAAATTCCGCGCCTGCTTCTTTTCCAAAGATTATAAACGACCTCTGTTTATCCCCAATATCATCTAAATTCTCAATAACCCTTGCAGAGATTCGTTCAAATACCTGTAACGCCTGGTTCAATACTAGGAATGCACCACCTAATCCAGCTTTTCCTATTCCAAGAGAAGCGCTTGAAGATGAATCACCGAGAGATGACATATTCTTTTCAGCACTACCGGATGAATGAATAAAATCTGATAGGCTGTTAGAACATCTATCATACATTTCATTGAATTTATCCAATGCTTGAGAAAATTCATCCTCTACTGTTATTGTTACATCTACGCCCGCCATAAATATCTCCAGTCAAATAAAAAAGGCACCCTAGCTAAATGCCTGGATGCCCTTATTTTACTTTCGGCCTATTCTTCACTTCGCGCCGAGCCATCGCAAGCACGAATGCTTTCTCTCTAGTGTCCATATCCATGACCACATGTGGTAATATTCCATGATTGATAAACAGATAGTACGCAAGTGCTGCATCTTCATCACAATCATCATCCAGAATGTCATCACATGTGGTCTCTATTTTTTTGTTATAACACCATATTCAGGGGAATCATCTGATAACCCATTAAGATCAAGAAATGCTCTCGCAAGTTTTTCATATTCTTTCACGAAAAGCATTTTTTTTGGAAGTTCAATTGGATCAAGCGTTCCATAATGTTCACATAACTCTTTGTCTCGGAAGTTAGGATACACGCACGCTTCGACAAGGCATCTGTTAAGGTGTGCAACCTTATCAACGATGCTGACCTTTCGCCCATCTATTGTTTGTTCTTTTTTTGAGAGCTTTGAAATTAGTTCAAGTGTTTCCTGATTTAAGGCTTTGATTTTAAATGGTATTGGGTTCCCATTTTCATCAAGAAACCTGTCAGAGACAAATACTTCCGCTGTTTGTTCGGTGTAAGTCGGGTTTAAAAATGCTGACAATCCAGACATGACATTCTCCTGTTTATTTTTGTGTGATGTAAATAACCGGGCAATCAGACTCAAAAGTCATTTTGCACCAAAGCGCTACTGCCCGGATTATTCACTTTGTTTAATTACCCAAGCTGTGCGGGTGAATTAAAGCTCGTTAATATTTCAAAAGATGTAAAGCTAAATCCAACGGATTCAACCAGAAAATCACTATCTGCATCAAGCATTGCGAGGACTCCACTTTGCAATTTAACGTTATAAATTGCTATTGTTTGCACACCAACGCTCGAAGCAGGATCATCATTAATGACCTGCATTGTAAAGTAAGGGAGTTCGCCCGTTTTGATGTAATTTTGAATCAAATTCCTGAACTCAGGTGTTCCATAGTAAATGTCCATCGTCCCGGTTAAAGTAATGCCGGTCGTCTTTTTTTGCACAAGACGAGTTCCGACAACTTTAAAATCACTCTCCTCAAGGGAGTAATCAAGCTGCAATTTCTTCATGCCAAACATTTCAATTTGTTGGCCATTAATCGTACAAATTGCTTTGCCTTCCTTGCCATTAAGGGCATCTCGTTCAAGTAAATATGACATTTTTCACCTCTTATTATCAGGATATTGTGATGTTTACGTAAATCTTTTCGATAGAGTCAACAGGCTGAACGTAGACTTCAATGAGCACGGCATCAGATTCGGCACCCGCACTCACCGTTACGTCATCTGCAATAACGTTTTGGACGGCTTGGTTTCCTTGATATCTGTTTAACAGATTGAGAATTTCAGCCTTTAAAAGGTTTCGTCCAGTTTCGTTGTTCGGCGTGTTGCCAACGTAATATTTCGCGAACACCCTGTAAATATCATTGCACAGGCCGAATAAAACCCTGATTACACGGTTCTTCCTAAACTGTTTACCCTTAGTCGGCGCAAATGTAGTAAATGTATTTATATCTTGAACATTCTTAATATCGCCAAATTCGTTAAACAGAATAAACTGTCCTTCATTGAGAGCATCTATTTGTTGCGACTGTGTAAGTACTGGTGATACTTCCACAGCATCAGGGTGTGATGCATAGGTTAATGATTCGTTGACATTGGCTCCGGCTGTACAACCAGCAACCCAACAAATCATTTCTTCAGTCGTAAATTGATGACCTGTGTTATCGGTAATAACTTGAGGATAAACAGAAATAACACACTCATTATCGGCTGACGCATAGTCGCTCAAAACAGCCTGAACTTTTTTACCTTCATCATTCGACAAGCGTTTTACAAATGAAGAGGCGGCAGACTTTAACGAATTGTCAACGGCTGAAAAAGCCAACACATTCCATGATTCAAGTTCCGCCACTTCGAAGAAGTCAGAAAATGATGTGACTGGAATTGTTCCGTCTACACCGCCACTAAGCGTCATATTTGCTGAGAATAAATTCCCTGTGCCTTCAAAAGACACCCACCCATTGTCAACAAGCCCACTGACAGGAACAGAAGATGATTCAGACTTTAATGTCTGAGTATCAACGGCTTTACCGTCAACAAGGGTTTGTACATAGAATATAGAACTCTGTACTGAATTATCAGGGTGTGGTGTAACAATAACTGAAATATCATTACCGCGTGTACCAGTGAATTTTGCCGTTACCGTCAAAGAATTGTCCGTTTCAGCCACAGATTGAGTCGCAGTAGCAGCAACCCCGCCTGTATCTTTAAGTCTCCATACAAGAACTTTAGATGCACCAGATGTTCTATTGGTTCCGATCAAAAGCTGACGCAACCAGATCATGTGATCATCCATCTGGTCATAACCGAGTTTATCGAAGCATTCAGACGGATCGTTAATCGTAATAAATTTGTCAAACTCACCCCAGTTTAATGCTTTGGGAATGCAAATAACACCACGCTCACCCATTGTTGCAAGTGCAGAAGGCGCCGATGAATAATTAATGTATACTCCGGGTAAAACCTTGTTCTGATCAATCCATGTACCACCAGCCATTGGAATCCTCCTTATTGATTAAAAGAATCAATATATTTCTGTAACGCTAATTTAGCATCAGATATTGTGTATTCGGGTTTAACCAATATTGCACGAATCATATCAGGATGCAAATGAAATTCTGACAAACATTTACTTTTTGCGAGAATTTCTTTGTCAAATTTCTGTGAATCAAGCTGTTGTTCTTTTTTATTCTTGTTTCCCATGTTATCCGCCTTTTTCTTTTATTTTAAGAAAAACAGATAAGTCTTGAATAACCTGCATCTTTTCGTCAATTACGGTATCTTGTGACACCCTAAACCTTAGTGTAAACGAGTATTTGAGCGCGTCTAATTGCAACCCCCACTCACGTTCATACACTTGCGTTTTGTAATCCTGACCGTAAATAGGTAAGTAAATTAGCGACGTATTAATACTGTCGGCGATTTGGGCGTAATCATCAAATAATCTCGGTGTGTTATATTCAAGCATATAAAACAGGTCTATTGAATAAATTAGCCAAGCTCTACCAATTTCCCGTTCAATCTTTACCGGTTCGCGGTGTATGATAAACCAAGCAGGCAGCTTTGTGGCCTGTTGGTTTGGGTTGTCATAAATATAGGCATTGGAATCAATAGACAACAAGACAGATGCAATGCTTTTATGGATTGTAGGTGTGTCAATAACTACGCTCATTGTCAACCACCTAATCGTTCTAATTCATCGTTTGTTTGATTAATGTTTTCGGTCTGCAAAGCGTAATATGCCTCAAAAAATCTTTTCTTCGCTTTTTCAACAATATGTTCGGGTTGAACATACTTCGTTTTGGTTCCAACAACAAGGCCAAAAAGAGGTTCACCAGGATCCGGACGTTTTTGCTTAAAAAAGATATTAAATAGCCATGAAAGCGCCTTCGGCCTTTTGTTTGTTTCTGCCGGTTGGTGACGTGCAATTGTTCCTGTTCCATCTATGTACAGCCAAGGGACAAAATGTTTCTTCATTTTGTGGCCATTCTCTACATAAGAGGCATATTGCACATTATTAAATAATCTTACTTTTATACTGTCATTATTCTCTATAGTGTATGATGAATCCCAATGTCTAGCCATGTTACCTGTGACAGTGTTCCTTCCTCGCTCCTCTCCTTCATGTGGTGGAGTACAACGCTTTGCCTCGGCAACCATTTCATAGCAAGCCAATTTGACATTTTTTTTTGTCTTGGCTTTTGCTTGTTTGGCTATATTCTTCATAATGTTGCCAAATTCTTTAGCGTTACTCCTAACTGGCATATTGTCACCTCATTTAATCAATACGTTCTTCGTTTAACAAAGCTATCTGCATGTGTTCAAGGTTTGCCACCACTCCACCGAATGGTTCAACGTAAATGTTTGGCTTTCCTGCAAAGTAACGATTTATTGACACAGGTTGAGGTCTTATAGCTGAACTGCGATAAACGATTATCTCATCACCTGCCTTGATATCTGTTCCAACGTCGCAACAAAGAGTATTCGAATCACTTTCTTTTGATGCCGTCTCGGTCATTTCTGGCGAGTTTGTCGGGTTATTATAGACACGACAAGGACATGCAGATAATATCTGAGTCCTTGCGTGCTTTGTGATTCCACCTTCAACCGAATCGACTACACGGAATGAGTCGAAAGTGTCATTGTACCAATTTATGCCGGGCATTGAAAACATACAAATACCTAATTGTTTAATTTATCATATTCTTCTGAATCTTTAACTTGTTGTGTCAAAAAATAATCAAGAGTTGCAGTATTTTTTTTGATGTCATTACATGTATTCTCTATAGTCTTATTAGTTTTTTTTGCGTTACTATATCTTCCGTCATAATGTTCGTCTTCTATTTTTTTACATAGAGATTGAAGCTGCTTAATTCTCGTCTCCATATTTGTTATATATTCAACTATTTTTTGGTCTCTTTTGTTGACATTTATTTCTAACTGTTCTTTTCTATCTATATCATTAAATTTTCTATCCCCAAATAATCTTTTCATTACTCTTTGCTTGTAAATGTTCATTTTTTACCTCTCTAAATTACGTAAGAACCGCCAATAACAAATACACGTGCTAACGACGCATATTGCTGGCCATAGGTTGTAAGATTCCATTGCCCCCAATTCTGGGTTGCTTGCGTTGCTGCCGACGTATCATAAGACACGCTGGCATCTCCGAGGCTTGCACTGGATACAATTCCGACAAGCGCACCAGAATCAGCCGCTTGTGATGCTGTTGCTGAGCCGCCAGTGTTGCCTTTGTTTTGCCTCAAGTACATTGTGACGTAGTGAGCAACAAAAAGACCTGCGCCAAGTCGCCACGCTTCTTCCCATCTGTCAGGTGAAACGGTGCTATTCGCCATGTTTATTAAGACATTCATAATTGAATCAGGCACAAAACCTACTTCTGTTCCTGATTTCTTGAACTGTGGATAATCTTCATAGAACATGGACAAAGTATAAGCACCATCAACACCTTCAACGATGTTTGAAGCACGGGCTTTTATTTGTTCTATTTCTGGGTTTATGATGTGTATCATTTATTTTATGTCTTCCAGTTGGCCTGCGCACCTTATTAAATCATTGCTTATTTCCAAAGCCAGCTTGTATGCTTGTGGCGCTTTCGAATACATTGACTCAATTTTATCAACATTTGCCGCTTTATCTAAAATGTCTAAAAATGTCTTAAGTTTAGACATTTTTTTATTAGCATTGTTATAATGCGATATTGCATAGCGGATATCAGTTTGTTCTGGTGTTGCCGCGTCCTTTTTTAAGATCCGACTTCTTAATTCGTTCATAATCGCATGCCTTATCAAGAAATGGCGGCTTTTGCACCGCCATTATGATTAATCACTTACCTTTTTTCTTTTCTTTCTCTTCTTTCGCAAGCTGATTATTGACTGACTTATTGTCAATGTGAGCGGTAATCAGACCGGCATTAGTAAGAAGCTGAAAGTAAGGGTCGGATGCAATCCATTCAGGCGGAACAACAATATCGCCGTTCTTTGCACTGAATCGCTCGCCATCTTTGTTTCTGAACTCACATGATTGTTTTACATGAATAATCATTTCGTTCCCCCTTAAATTCCGTCTGCATAACGGATTGTCTGGGTGTAGAACAATTCAAGCTCGGAAACATTAGCCATGTACACACTATCATAAGAGAGTGCTTCAACGTTAGGCTGTGTCATTGTACGGGACAATGGAACAAGTTCTTCAAGTGCAAGGAATTTCTCATTGTGACAATAAACAACCATACGGTCAGTGCTAGAAGCGCCAGCACCTGCACACCACGGACAAGCGGCGATGACAAGTGACTTTCCGTTACGTTTCGCAATATTGTTATCAAGCAAGAACTCAAGAATGGTCTTGTCTGCATATTGTGAGACCTTGGTAGTGGCAAGAACATTGTATTGAGCATGTGGAATCAATACATGATTCGGAAGTGCACTCAAATCGTACTGAGCCGCAGCCCAAACCGCCAAAACAGCATCATTGACATCTTTAAGAATTTCATCAGCAGTCTTGCTTGACCAAGCTGTAGAACCACCTGAACCAGTAGCAACAGATGCAGCGGTTACATTTGGATTATTGAGAAGGCCAGTCGTGCCATAATCTGATAAACCTTTGTAAGCATTCTCATCCATGTGCTTATCATACGTCAAACGAATACCATCGGTGAGCAAAGCATCAAGTGATTTGCCGGTGATTTGCTGACGCTGCATGTCAACGAAAGGAACACGAAGGATGCTTGAGAACACGTGTGCGCCAAATGTGTCTTTACCAAGATTCATCTGGACAATGGGTGAACCATTAGCACCGGGTGCACTAACCGTTCCATTTCCAGAACCACCTGTGACACCGAAATCGATATTAAGAGCAGAAATATATTCTACCCAACCACCACCGACTTTGATGGGAACATCACGAGTGTATGTGATAGAAGTGAGTGGTTCTTTGATTTTTGGATCGCGTTTTTCAAGTTCAGAAACGAGAAAAGCACCACCGCTTGCGATTGCCGCATCGTTAAAATGGCGAACGGTTCCACTGTCGTTAAATCTTGCGATTCCAGAAACACCAGATTTCTGGCCAACAATTCCTGCATTAAAAGTTCCGTAATTTTTCATATCTATTTGCTCCTTAGATATTATTATTTAATTGTTATTAGCCGTTATCTGCCTTGAGAATAACAAGTTCGACAATGTTATTAGCATCTTTAGAACCGCCCCATTTGCAGTTAGGCAAAAGGATTGTATCAGTGTTAAGAGTGCCAACCGTAGCAGTAAAGTCACCGATGACGTTGCTGTTTGCTGTGCTAATTGCGAGATAAACAGGGCCATTTAATGCAGGCGTTCCTACCTTACATTCAACATTGATTCTGCCTCGCTGGAAGCAGGAAACAGGATCATTTGGCTTATATTCACCGGCATCGTTCTGATTCACATAACTGAGTTGCGTCTGAACCTGACGTCCAGCAACACCAGCGAAATCAGCGGCAGTAATAGAAGCTGTTGGAAGTTTTACACCGCCATTAGCGACCATTAGAGCATGTCCAAACGGGATGTTTGCAGATGCTTCTTTGTTTGGATGTGTATTTACAATAAAATCCGGCTGGCGAGCATAGGAACCCGCAAAACCATGATTCATATTAAGGCCGATAACTTTTCCACTCATTTCTAACACTCCTTATTTAACATATTTTTTTAGTTTAAGAGAAACTTTGTAAGCTTCTTGTATGTCTTTTATCGCCATATTTAATAGGTGCATGTCAGGCTCTCTTGACTTATATGCCTTGTCTAAGTTTTGGTATGCAGAATAAGCTTTTTGTCTACAACCATTCATAAGATCAAAAGGCACTTCGTTATCAAGATGCCTAACCAACTTCTTCAGGTCATTCATAACTTTAGTCCTTGTGGGGATTGAATTTGTCATAAATCTTCTGAAGAACGTCTGTTTCAAGAACTTTCGCCTGGTCGTTCTTTTTGGCTTGATTCTGTTTTACGACTTTCATCAGACCGGGCATTTGGGATTTGCCTTTTGATGTAGCTTTAAGGATAGCATCCTGAATGCGTTTTCTATCCTCTGGGTTCTTGATTCCCAAAGCGGCGCGGCTAATAGCTTTAATGGCAGCATCTTTGGCAGAGAGTTTAGCTTCTACTTCGTCCGTTGGGATAACATCGATATCCTCATCTTCGTCTTCAATGACTTCATCGTCATCGCCTTCGATTACGACATCATCCTCGCCTTTATCTTCAACGATTTTATCCTCGCTTCCTTCAACAGCGACTTCATCTTCGTCCTCGGCTAAAGGTGCATCTGGTTCTTCGTCAGAATGTTCACGCTGTTCCAAAGCATCAACACGCTCGCTAAGAGCATCGATGGCTTTCCAGATCTCTAAATCTCTGTCATCGTCTTTGCAGGCATCTTCTTTTATTTCTTCAGGTTCTTCGTCTTGAATGTCGCCTTTTTCCGCAACTTCGTTCAAGACTTCGGCGGCATCTCTGAATTTCTTCTCAAGTTCTTCAGGTTTTGCGTCCTTCAAATACTGAATAACGGCGTCTTTAATCGTTTGCTTTCTGGCAATAGATTCTTTCTTCATCTTTAAAATTCCTCCAATGATAGAATCATTATTTTTTTGGTCACGAATTGCGACTGTGTGACCTGCACGGCCTTCGTCAACAACCGCGACATGGTTGCCTCTAATTTTAGTCTGGCAAATGCGGCCTGTTTCGTCCTCTTTATCTTCGGCATAGTATCCTGCGGAAACTTGCCGCTTGCCATTTCGTATTTCATCGATAAGGTCTTGGTCTGTGATGTATAAATCAGCTAAAATTTTGTCTGCATCATCACCACGGCCAACGCGTACATGCTGTACGTGCCCTTTTGAAAACTCTTTGTAGTTATCAGGTGTTACGTCAACATCCGGGTGCCCATCTGTAACTGGCTTTCCTTCAAAGGAAGCGATTGTAGCAGCCGAGAACACCTCGTTAGGTGAACGAAACACATTTATGATTTCTGATGGATTCCCATCTTCAAACAATTCAGACTCTAAATATTGCTGGTACCCAGTGCGCGCTATTGGCACGTTACGGCAAACAAGAAAGCCCTCTGGAGTCATCGCAATATTTGTTGAGATTTTGTCACCGTAATAACAAATCTGAGACATATATTGACCTCTTTTAAATGGATAAAGTCATAATGCAAATATTCATTTTTATGTCAACAATTATTTATTATCTTTGATTAAATTTCTGTATTTTTCAAGCAATTTTTTATATTTTTCGTCTTTTTTTATGAAATGCTTATGAAAGGTTATCCATGATCCAAGCTCTTTCACGGGAATGTACTGCATAAGTTTACGATATTCCCTTATAGAAGCAGCTTCCAATCCCATTACACGTTCACGCTCTTTGTAACGCTTTACTTCTGCCTGAGTCCTTTGTTCCGCTGAATATGGGTTGGTTAATGGATTTGAGAATTTGCGATACGCTTCAATTTGTTCAGGCGTATGAGCCTTCTCAACCCACTTTGCAATTGTATGTCTGCAATTTGGATGAATTGACAGGTATGTGTTTTCAATGTCATCAGATCCATTTGGATCAATCTTGCTGAATGCGTCTTTAAGTGGCGGATAATTTGGATTCGTTCCTGAACGAGAATAAACGCGTCCTTCATATTTGGCGCATATTGGGCAGGTGGACTTTCTGTCAACGATTATGTAGAGGTCTTGTTCTGGATCATCGAATATCTCACCAAGATTTGAGGCTTGAGCTGACGTTGTTCTCGCGGCCATATTGCAGTAATTCCCAAGCGTCCACTTTCGGCCACTTCTATCGACAAATGCCACAAGCCCTTCATTCATTAGAGATGATATAAGATTCTTTTGCGCATTGACCATACCTGACCCAGTGGCTTCTTGTAACGCAATCGAACGTAACGTCTGTTGTCGAACGATATCAGCTTCCCTACGCCCAATAACGTACATGTTTTTCATGTATTGAATCTGCTTCTTTGCATCTTCATTAATTTGTTTTGCGGATTTTTTGGGGTCTTTAAGTAATTCCGCCTTTTCTTTTTCTGTGAGTTTCTTTTGTTTCTTTGGAACCAAGGCTACATTGTCACTAGATGATTCAATTGATGGAAAGTTGACTTCAACCTGACCTTGTTCGTCTTTGTCAGATTGTGAGTTTACACACGCAGACTGAACTTGGTTCCTGACGCTCTGTCTCGCACTATCGACTGCATGGTTTATTTGACCAAGCATTTGATTAACAATCATGTCAACGCGCTTCGTATCTGGTTCAGCCAGTTGAAATGCGGAATAAAAATCTTTGGGCTGTAAAGCCGGAGTCATCCCAAATCTTCCGCGTAACTTTCCGATTATCACGTTGGCTTTAACCAATGTTTCGGCGAGCGGTTCTATTATCCCCTTAAGTTGTCCGAGGGTTATTGTTACACGCATTAAAGCTGCCTCGACGTGATAAGTTGCCAAATCATTATTGGTTAGGCGTGCGAGTTCTTTAATGATGTCATTCTGAGCCTTCTCGAACGTCTTAATCATTTCGGCTTGCGCCAAGCCTGCACTAACCTTGACGAGACGCATTGAGGCTCTAACAGAATCGGGCGAGCCGGTTGAACACAACACTTCGGCGCTTTCCAGAATTTGTGACGGATTCATCAAAACCTCAAATACGATTTAAGTGGATTATTTTGCGTTTTGGTTTGCGTTTTGGTTTTCAGGTGTATTTACCTTGCCTTGTACGTTTTCTTTATCCTGTGGCAAATCTGTCAATCCCTCGGGCTGATTTTCCTGCACATCAGATTCGCCGCCTTCATTTCCCTGGAATATTCCACCAAATGGATCCGCTGTTGGTGATAAGTCTTTCAGATATTTCCCTTTGACGGCATTCACATCATCATCAGTGATTGTGCTTGTAATTCCGACTTCAAGCTGAGAGTTACGCACGCCGTTTAGTAGCGTATCGGCGGGGATAACACCGGCTTGAAATAGCCGTTCGAGGTATTGTGAACTGCGTTCAATCAAATCAGCCTTCTCTGTTGGCGTCATTTCATCCAGAGGCGGCAACTTAAATTCAATGCCGGCAGGGACTCCGCCCAAAGCAGACATCGCAACTATCGGCGCCAATTTCTCCAATACCGGGTAAATGTGGATTGAACGTTGTTGTTCAAGCGTCCCACGATAATTCTTCTCATCTGATTCACCTGTACTGTTCATTCCGGCAGGGGATCGCCCAAAGAGACGGGTGGCAGGAATTGCAGTAGAACCTGATACGTCTAACATTGCCCCGTCTAATACTTCAGGAAGTCCACCGAATGAATATTGCAGTTGTTGAACAGAGTCGCCTTTATTTACTAGGCGAACGCCAAGATTTGATTCTAGGATACTCATTGCTTGTATCATGGAATACATACGCTTTTGAGCTGACGCAGACGCAGATGCAAAAATCTGGTCTAACGAATCGATTTCATATACCGACAAACAAGCCTTAAATGTGAGATTTGCAATATTGTGGGTTACATTATCACGGCGCACCAAATCATCATACATGGCTTCAATAGCGGATGTTCCCCACTGTTGTTCGGCTATTGCCTCATAATATGGCATTTGAGTTCCGATAAATCTTAATACTCTTGAATGATGGACACGGTATCGAATGAGACCGTTTTCATCCCGGACTTCATAATATCGTGGCAAGCCATAATCTGAACTTGCAGGGTTTGAAACGAGCTCAAGCGATGGATAAATCCCGCTCCATCTATCAACAATAAACAGCCCACGGAATGAACCGGGTAGAATTTCATTGACGCGTAGAGGTTTGGCCATGTCGTCATCTTGACCGTCAATCATTATAATTGCCGCCGCACCACCATAAAGACGCGCCCATTTAATGGCCTCAATTATTTGACGTCTTATCTTTGTTTTATCAATACATTCTGTGAGTTTGTCCAGTGAGTCATTATCTAATCCGGGTGCTTCAATGCGCAGGTCTGTCATTGCATCTTCCGGGATAACAGAGCAAACCCTCTGCACAATCCATGATGAACGATATAAAGATGTAAGTAACGACCAATCCTGAGTTAATCTTGTTAAAGGGTATTCGGTGGTATTGATTAAATTCATTTCTCCGAATCCAGTCCTAGCTCCGGGATTGCTGAACGCATCTGTCTTGCGCATTGTTGCCGCGACGGCCTGTCCCACAACGCTACTTTTTTCGTCATTTGGATCAATATTTAAAGCTGAATTTCTTTTAAATCTCATCATTAATCCCCATATTGGCTAAATCGTAAACAGATAATGCTGTCATGCAGTAATAACGCAATGCGTCAGGTGCATGATCATTTGTCTTTAGCGGGCGTTCTTCGCCGTTCTGTGCAGCTTTTTCATCCCAGACATATAATTCTAATTCTGATATAAGTCCAGTGCATGATTCGTGAATCTTCAGGCAATTGAGTCCAAACAAGGAAGAAACCCTGCGAATCCCTGGCAAAACATCATTCTTTCCTTGGATTACCGGATAACCATCAATCTTTAGCGCAGTAATAAATGATGACGCTGAAGGGTCAACAATTATCTGATGTTCACATTCTTCAGGTGAACCAATAAACTTGTGCATCGCTTCGACATACTGTTCATCGGTCTTTTGCACCATTTCTTTTCTGGAATCCCAACGATATTCACGCATAACATAGATATTATTATCACTACCAATGGCACATTCAAGAAAGACACACGGGTTTATTGTCCCGTAATCGCAAGCGACGTATTTCTGTTCATAGAATTTAACTCCATCTGGAATTTTTGAGTAAACCATATTTCGGTTAAAGCCGTCATAGATGACACCTTCGGCAGCCACACGCAACCCTAGGATGTACATCGCTTTGTATCTTCCAGTGTACTGTGATTCGAGTTCTGCTTTGCGATCCTTAGTCATTGCCAAGTTATCATCGAGCGTAAAGTGAAATCTGAGGTAACCGGGTGCTTGCTGTTCTTCCCAAACATCCGTGAATTTTGTGTAAATGTAATGAGAAGGAACAACCGGGTTTAATGTCCAAAAGATACGGCGGTCACGAGAAACGGCGGTACGGGCTAAGGCCTCAACAATGAATGATTCCGGGTGGGTTGCCACCTCGTCAGCATACCAACCACCGGCAGTCAACCCTTTAAGCCGTTTATAGTCACTGTCATCATGGGCGCCAAAAAGATAAATGATCTTATCCCCTAACCTAACGATTGTTGTGTTGGATTTATCTTTGGTCAAGATAGCTTTCGGGAACATCGCCAGTAGACCGAAGTCACCGACAATCGTATTACGGATAACCGAACCAAGCGTATTTCCTGACATGATAAAGACATTTTCAGGTGATCTTGCTATATACAACATCCAAGCAATGAGTGATGCAACGGTCTTGCCTGAACGGATCGCGCCTTCCCACACGGTCATCCAACCTGTAGCTTTGATGCTTGCACGTGCTTTGTGAGATAATGGCTTTAATCTGTTGTCATCCATCTAAACCTGCCCTGAAATACCATATATAGTCCTTGTCATTGAAGTCTGGACGGAAAACGACTTTGACAAACCCTGATTCTTCATCAAGTTCAATTTGCTTAATGAAATATTGGAATCCATCCGTGTCTTTAGGAATCTCTAGCAGTTCAACAACACGCGGCAGTCTTTTCTTGAGAATATCGATAATGACTGAGTTACAGTCATCTGCAACGTTATGCATTTCAATCATTTCTTTTCCTTGTCTGTTTTCTTTGCTTTTGTCTTTGATTTGGATAATTCTTTCCTTGTTTCTTCCCGTTTCTCTGGATCCAACGGATAACGTGCTTGTCCGGGAATGAATTTGTGATTGTAGTAAAGCATGTGTTCAGGAAGTTTGTGACTTGGTTCTTCAATCCTTGTTATCTTTCCTGATTCCGGGTCACGAACAAATGAGAATTTGTAGATACCTTCTGGGTCATATGCGCAGCATACAATCTGTTTTTCACAACAGAAGAAATAAGACCATGAGTGAGAAAAGGAACTTAAAGCGCTTTTCTCACTGCTATATATTCTTTGAGAATATACAGTTACCGGCTCATACTCTTTTCTTATCATAACATAAGAAAACCCCATTATTTTAATCATATAACCCTGCGCATCATGGTTCTGTTTTCTTGGTACGAAGTTAAACATACTCATAATCACTCCTTGCTATCAATATCAGTCACACCACCAAGTTTGTTGGCCCAGTTCTCCGGATAATGGTCGTAATACCATTCATGCGACTTGTTTCCTAAACGACGCCACCAGAACAAAAAGACTGATGGTAAACCAATGGCCCAAAGGAACAGTGGGCCCAAATAAAGACTCTGCACACTGTGACCCGTCTCATGGTTTAAGATTTCTTGACCAGAGTCAAAATGAGCAAAGATAAAAGGCCCAAGAGACCAACATGCATACCATTTCGTCGGGATCCATAAGACAGTCATATTAGTGTGTGGATTTGTGTATTCAATCGGCTCAATCCTAAACATGAAGTAGAGAATGATGCCGACTAAACACTGCGGCAGTTGCCACAGAAACAAAACAAAGATTATTGGTGTTATATTAGAGTAATTAATCTTCATTATTATTCCTTAACGCATTCTTTACAGATATCGCATAATCTTCAGGCCGTTCATCAATATCATCTGGATTAAGATCAACAAGCTGGCTGGCGATTGATTTCTGTTCTGGGTCAATGTCACCTTCAATAAGACGGTCAATTTCAGCCAAAGCACGGATGACGGAATTTGCCACGGATGAGTTCAGTGCTTGTGACGCTTTCGGGTCTAACTTCTTTAATGCCTTGGCTTCATTAATATCTTCAACGCCTGTCTGGATGATAAAGGCCAATACACGCATACTTTTCTCACGAGACCAGATGGCTTTTTTCTTTGCCTCTTCTAACGCTTCTGCCTCAATCTTTGCTTTTTCCTGTTCGTAGAATGCCTTAACATGTGGCTCTTTCATCAAGTCACAAGCACGAGTGTCACGGTCAGCCCTACTCCACTTCCTAGACATCGGGTATGCCTCCGCATAGGACGCTTCCAGGGTGTTACCTGCCAACCTAGCCATAACAAATGAGTACTGTTTTTTATTTAATTTTTTCATTAGAAAAACGATTCTTGGTAAAATCTTGGATAAATTTTAATATTTTGTTGCAAAATTTAATCAAATAATACACAATTTCGTCAAAATTCAAACCAAAATTGGAGAAAATGGCAAAAAAAAAGATTGCCATTTAAAAGAGTAAAAACGGAGGAAGCTATGTACAAGTATCCAAAAATTGAAACGGTGTATAAGCGAGACATGGACGGCACAAAAAAGCTACTCGATGGAGTTTTTCGGTCGGCTGAAGTCTGTTTATTGTCTTCTTGCCCAATATGGGCAGCATATGAAAAGCTGGATGGTAGCAATCATCAAATCTATTGGGATGGCCACACAATAAAGCTGGGTGGAAGAACTGAGAACTCGAACATCCCAAATCCAGTTGTTGAGTACTTCGAGAATAAGTTCAACAACAACGAGACTGAGGAATTGTTTGAACAAATCTTTGGTGACAAACCAATGGTTCTGTTCTTTGAGGCTATTGGGAACAAGATTCAGACATATGGCAAGCACTATGGAGACATGCCACGATTTGTCATTCTGGATGTCTACAATGTGGATAATGACTCATGGTGGAACTATGGCGCAGTAGATGATACCTTGCCTAATTATCGATCGATATGTTCCATGGCAAATGCGCTTGCGGTTGAATGCAAACGTGAAGTTATGAGCGGAACAATTGATTCGATTATTACGTATGTCAAATCGAAGCCGATGTCAAAGTTTACGAAAGAAGGCGATAAATTGCCAATGGAAGGTGTTGTTGCCGTTCCTTGCTTAGAACTGAAAGATGGCAATGGAGAAAGGATAATCGTTAAGATAAAGGGTTGCGATCATTGTGAAGACTGGGCTTCGTTTATGAAGGCTTATAAATAATATTGTCTGAAATCAGTAACGCTTTACAGGAGAAAACAACATGGAAACCGAAGGAACATCAAAAGAGCTGTTGAGTAACAACAACCCAAATCTTGAATGGGCAAAAGAAGCTAATGGAAATCAGATAACAGAGTTTATGGATACTGTTCATCCCGGCAATGAGATAGCAGATGCATTCAACAACGTATTTGATAGCGCAAAAGAAATCACGCGTTATGGGGAATTAATGCATAAAGGGATACAGCTAACAAACGAGATGTCTGCAATGAGAGTCCAGATCGCTGATCTTATGCAAAAGCTAAAAGTAAAAGAGGTTGAGTTCAACAGTAACCAAAAAGAAATTACAGAGATGAAGAAATTCATTGTAAACAACCCTTTATTAAGGCTTACAAATAACGAAGGAGCAAGGCAATGATAGAGAAGCTGTTCAAAATGATTGAAGATGCTCATTGTGGTATGTGCATCAACGTCGAATACTATCATGTTTGCGGCCATGTCATTACGATATACAAGACGCCTGCATTGATCGAAGATAACAGACCGCTAATATTAGTTGAAGGTGATTTGGAAACAGCAGCGGCACAAGCATATTTGCTTTTAGACCAATATTTAAACATGACAGAAAAAGAGCGTGGCGAAATTGAACGAATGTATATCAGCTATAAATATAGAAAAGTCGGAGAACCAAAAGATGCGACTGAGCTGGCTGAATTTTAGAAAAGCAAAAATACGCTGAGTAAAGGATGGAAAACGATGAAAAGTAAAGAAACGGTCTTTGAGCTTCGCAACGTAGATGATTTAATCCCGTATGCGAGAAATGCAAGAACGCATAGTCCGGAGCAGGTGCAGAAATTAGCAGGTAGTATCAAAGAATTTGGATTTCTGAATCCTGTAGTGATTAGTGAGGATGGTGGGATCCTCGCTGGTCATGGAAGGGTAATGGCAGCACAGAAATTGGGAATCAAACAGGTACCATGCATTATTGAAAGCCATCTGACCGAGACACAGAGGAAAGCATATATTCTCGCTGATAATCGTCTTGCATTGGATGCAGGATGGGATGAAGAAATGCTTGCTTTAGAACTAGGCGATTTGTTAAACAACAACTTTAATAAAGATATAATTGGGTTTACAGAAAAAGAGATATCGGACATATTAAACGCCGAATCAAGCGACGAAATTTCCATACCCGAAGAAATCAATTATAAAAAAGATTTGGAAATAATAATTTCCTGTGAAAACGAAATTGAGCAAGAAACTCTTTTTAACGAATTAAAAGAAAGGGGAATAAAATGCCGAGTTCTAGGATTGTAAAACAAACTAAAATTAGCGATTCTTTTCGTGTAAACAAAATAAAAGGAACTTTTGACTATCAAAACGAAATAGTTGGAGAAACTTTTGATGTTAATATTCCTATTGAAAACAAAGATTGGAGCATAGGCCTTATTGTAGGCAGTTCTGGGAGTGGCAAAACCACAATAGCAAAAAATATCTTTACTGATTTTTATTTCTTTAATGGTTTTTCTTGGAAAGAACCTAGTCTGGTTGATGATTTTCCTCAAACCTGTTCTGTGGAAGACATAACTAGGTCTTTAAACGCCGTAGGATTATCTTGTGTTCCTGATTGGCTAAAACCATTTAATGTTCTTTCAAACGGTCAAAAGATGAGGGCTGAACTGGCCAGAATCTTTTTTGAGACAGAAAAACCAATAATTTATGATGAATTTACTTCCGTTGTAGATAGAGAAGTTGCTAAAGTAACAAGTTGTGTTATTTCAAATTATGTAAGAAAAAAACAACAAAAAATTTATCGCTGTTAGTTGTCACAGCGACATAATAGACTGGTTGAATCCTGATTGGGTTTATAATACAGATTTAAATGAATTTAAATGGAGGTGTCTTCGGCGAAGACCAGAAATCAAAATCAGAATTAGAACGGGAAATAACAAAGAATGGGGAATATTTAGCCGATATCATTATCTAAACACAGGACACAATAATTCAGCAAAAGTTTTTATTGCCGAACTAAATAATAAACCTGTAGGTTTTTTATCATTATGTTTTATGCCTCTTTTAAAGTTTAAAACCTATAGGTGCCACAGGTTAGTTGTGTTACCAGACTATCAAGGTCTAGGCATTGGTTCTGCAATTTTAAATTTTGTTGGAGAATATATCTATAAAAAATTAGGTTGTAGACTTCTTTTAGTAACAAGTCTAGCCTTTTTAGCTAAAAGTATTTCTAAAAACAAAAAATGGTCTCTTACCAGACGTGGACATGCCAAGCCTTACAAATCTAGCAAGTCTTCCCTAAATTCAGTAGGTTCAGTAATTATGTCGTCGTTTAACACGACTAGTTCTAGTAACAGATATACTTGGAGTCTTTTTTATAATCCAAATAAATAAAGTTTTGTGGTACGAAATTGACGCCAATTTCTTTTAAACAGAAATGTCTTTTAAATTCAATTATATTTGTTAATTCAAAAGCCACTCCCATTTCTTTATTTTTATAATAATTCTTAAATTCTTCTATTGTAATTCCACTTTTATCTTTTGTCATTTCCCACAATTTTACAGGAGGCTCTTCTATAATGTTTTTTATTGTAGCAGAGCAAACACATTTGTTTATAGGCGTTGTAACATAAAAAATTATTTTTTCTATCTTTTGTAGTGGCTTCTTTTTTCTATATTCAAAAGTTTTGTTTCCGTTTAATATTTCTTGAACAAATTGATGTTTTATTGGCAAAATAATATCCATGCTTGTTTTTTTTCCTTTACACGGCACTTTTTTTGTGCCTTACGCCATTTTTTCCTTTACACGGCACTTTTTTTGTGCCTTACGCCATTTTTTCCTTTACACGGCACTTTTTTT